TGGTGTACCATGTTTTGTAAGATATTCTTCTAAAACTTTCTTACTTGGTCTACTAACTTTCTGAACGTCTCCTGATGATTTCTTTGTACCATTGTTTATATAATAGATTGTGTCTCCTAATCCTGCCGGATAATCACTTCTCATAATTAATTCCATATGTGCTTGACGAGACATTAATGAACCAGCTTTAGTTGTCTTCTGAACATACTTTCTATAATCATTAATAGATTGTTTAACACGAGCTTTATTTGCAATTTTTGATAACGGAATTTCTTTATTATAAATTTTACTTACAAATTCATAATATAATTCCACAAAAGATAATCCATCACCATTTAACAAATACTTTAATCCTTCATCTAAAAACTCTACAATATATGTTTGTAATTTTTTTGATTTAATTGTATTACCTGTTAATTTAATTTTCTCTTTTCCTTTCTTCATCATCTTAATGATATAGTTCTTACGAGAAACATTAATACATGATGGTGCAACATAATCAATATCTAATCCCATTTCATTTCTCATAAAGATATCATTGAACTCTGCAGTATCCGCTTCAATACCTTTATATTCTTTTCCTAATGTAACCATTTCATTTAATCCTTTACCAATATAAACCGTATCATCAATATTCGGTGGTGTTTCAAAGTTTACACCATCCGTGTCCATTACGAGAGGTTTATAACCTTTCTTCATATAAAACATAATCATCATTCTTAAACACTGACGACCAACACAGGTAATGGTTTCACCCATATTCATATCCCCCCAAGGGAATACTTGTGGTGCGGATAAACTACCGAAATACGCATTGATAAAAATCTTAATTGGTAATTGTTTTCTATCATACATTTCAGCAAGAACTGGATCACTATTTTTTAATTCACCGGCAAGTAATTTATATTTGATACGAATATCACGGAAATATTTTAACATTGATTTCTGAACACCCATCACATCACAATCAGGAAACACATCATATACAAGTTGAATAGATGGATAGAGTGATGCATAGTCAAACTTAACAATATTCTTTGAATAACCTACGTTAAGTAATCTTGATAAACCACCAGTGATTGCACGTTTCTCGTCTTTTGCTGGTATTGCTAAATTGTTTTCATAAGACCATGCTAACATAATAATTTTCCATAGTGTTGCAGTTCCCATTGTTGCAATTCTTTCATACGTGGTAGGTACGAGTTTTGATAATAAGAATGTTGATTGAGAAAATGAATCATCTACAACCATGGTCTCGTACAAGTCATCATCAAGATATTGTTCTACAATTTTTCTTCCTGTCCATATCTCAAATTTACCAGGATATTTCTGTGTTAAATTTTCTGTACCAGGTTCTCCAATTTGTTTATAATTTCCTGTCTTTGGATTTACATAATAACTTTCGTTATCAAGATATATTTTGGAAATCTTTGCACCATCCACATAAACCCGATTAGGTTTTTCTTTCTCCAAATATGTGGTAATATATTTCAACCCCCAACTTTTAATTTCAGAGTTGATTGCCTGAGCACGTCTTACGGAATGTGCAATATCAATAATATTGAATCCCCATATAACGTGTTGTTTATATGGTTCAATTTCATTTGCAAGTTTTAACATTCCTTCTTTCTCTTTCATTCCTTGCGTTGTGAATATTTGTGTAAGACCATTAACGTCAACACCAAGTATTTCTGCACGTTTTAATATAAATGGCCAGTCAAAGAACGCGGAGTTATAACCTGCAACAATGGTTGGTTTTAAATCTTTAATATATTTGAAAAATCTTTCAATACATTTCTTTTCCCCATCTTCACCAAATGCAGCAATGGTTTCATTCATACCACGATTATCTTTAACCCCTATTAATATAATAACACAAGTTTCAGGGTCAAGACCAGTGGTCTCAATATCAAATACAAATCTATTAACACCACTATACTCATCAATACCTTTAAATAATCTTTTTTTCTTTTGTATAAGATATTGTTCAACAGGGTTTAATACAGTAAAATGATGTCTTACTTTTTCGTCCCATGGATTTAATCCGCCCATTCTAAAGAACGATACTAAATCCGTATATGATTTAATACTCTTAACGATATGGGTCATACCATTTTCTAAACGTTCGTTGCCGTGAGTATCTAACTTCTCAATTAATATTCCAAACTCACCCATACGTTTCTTTTGCATGGCCTTTGAGTTGTTATAGAAATTTAATCCTGTTAAATCACCCACCCATATAAACGGTGTAAATGTATCAGATTTAATAATTTTTCCTTCAATTGGGTCTTGGATAATTTTCCAAATTGTATTGGTTGGGTAGTCATATTCAACTCCGACGATATACATTTCGTCGTCACCACCATTGAGGAAGCCTTCAATAACTTCCTGAGAGATAACCTCTTTCATGTTTTATATTTTTTTAATGTGACGTATTAGCTTGTGGATAACCACAGTTTGCCTTGTTTACATTAATAAATATACATAAAAAAATCGGTAATAAAAAAAAGGAGGACTTTTTGGGTCCTCCTTGTGAATTATTTGTTTTACGTTTAGAAGCTTCTCACTGCACGTACATATAAATCAGAGTTCTTAGGTGTTGCAGTTACAAAACCATTAGTGAAATCTTGGTAATATGCTGCAGATGCAATGTGATATTCCGTAGAAGACCAATAGGCGTCATTCGCAAAACCTCCAATAGAAGCTTTGTTTGTATATAATGCATTTAACTCATCTTTACTTGGTAAATACCAATCAGAATATCCACTTTGTGTTAAATCTCCACAAATTCTAGCTGCAATTCCTGCGGTAGCACATCCAGCCATTATATCTATTGTATTTTGATTTCCAGTTCCTATAGCGGTACCATCTGCACCCGATATCGCCGTTCCAATACATCCCCATGATGCATTACCTGAAGAAACATCTGCAACTGTAGCAACTAATCCTGATGTACCTGTAGAACCACCACCATCAATATAAGCGATTATACCACCTAAGGCTGCTTGACCTATAGTATAAGTTACTGGAGCACCTGGTAAATCACCAAGAGTTAATTCTGCACTTAAAACTGCCATATTTGCTTGACCATCAGCCCACGCCAATACATTTTCTATTGTACTACCTGTAGCACCAATTGCTAATAACATACCAATACATTGAGCATTGTTAGATGCCACATGAATACTTGGACCTTGTGATGCTTTATCTACGTAAATGGTGTATCCACCTACTGGTGGTTTTACTCCGTTCCAAAAACCTGTTGATGAGGTTGGGCCATAATCGGCACCCTCCTTTACTCCAACGCTGAAGCCACCTCTTGTGGCTGAACTTATTCCGGATGCTCCGAATTTAAAATGATTTGTACTTGGTTGTGACATATATTTTTTGTTTTATTTTATAATCCAAATCTTGATTTTACAGTGTTAAAGTTTTGAGTGACTTCAGTTGAATTTAATGCTCGATTATAAACTCTTAATGTATTTAATCGTCCGTCAAATGCTGAACAACAACCATCATAAGATATGTTAGGTGCTGCTAATGACATTCCTGAACGTGGCGAAATACCCGTTGATCCTTTTGATATACCGTTTGAATATGCATATATATTAACACCTCCACCTAATGCGTTCGTTCTATCAAATACTCCAACAATATGATACCATGCTCCAACAGTTACACTTCCGTTACCTACAGTTGCATTATCAGTTCCACTACCATCTCCAATCATAAAGTATAAAGAATCATCATTAAGAATACCAAATCTATAACCATCACCTGTACCTGAATTTAAGAATATAGAATTTTGTCCATTCCCAAAGTTGTAAGATGATATATAATACATAAATTCAATTGTGAAACCATTAGTTTGTGGTATTCCAGTATTAGTTGCAAATGTAAATCCTTGTACACTTGTATCGTGGTTGTATATGTATTTATTGTTATTAGATAAGTTAAAGTAACTAGCTGCACCGTTACTTACAAATGTTGGGTTAGAACTAGTCATTGTAGCTGTATATCCATTTCCACTTAAGTCATTCCAAACTGTTCCAGTTCCGGAATATGAAGAAACATTTCCAGCATCCAAGTTTAATACTAAACCTGATGTTACAATACTTGGTCCCGCACCTGGTAAATCACCTATAACTAATTCTTCACTTAAAACTACCATATTTGCTTGACCATCAGCCCACGCCAATACATTTTCTATTGTACTACCTGTGGCACCCATCGCCAATAACATACCAATACATTGTGAATTGTTAGACGCAACGTGTATACTAGGACCTTGTGAAGCTTTATCTACGTAAATGGTGTATCCACTTACTGGTGGAGTTACTCCGTTCCAAAAACCTGTTGTTGATGTTGGTCCGTAATCGGCCCCTTCTTTTACTCCAACACTAAAACCGCCTCTAGTTGCTGAACTTATTCCTGAGGCTCCGAATTTAAAATGATTTGTTGATGGCATCTATTTTTTGTTTATCATAAATAGTATAAATTCTACTAATGAAATGAAATTAAAAAATATTAATGTAAAGTTTTTCTTTAACAGGTAATATAAGTTTATTACCATTATCAAACGACACATTTACCTTTCCTTCAAATTTACCTATTTCAGATGTCTGTTCTTCGGTAAATCTATAAATGATATAATATTCATCAGTCGTTTGGTTATATAGTTTTGTTCTTGTTGTGATATTACAAGTTTCATTTAATAACACGGGTTCACCGGTACTAACATCAAACATGTCAAATGTGATTGTTGCATTTTCCAATAAATCGTTAAATGATGATTTGTCGTTTTTACCATCATCAATCATCCTCAATTTTAATATTGGGTCAGATGCCCCTTGTCTTATAAAGAATTCCATATGTTATAAATATATATTTTTATTATAAACCGTATCTTGACTTGGTGTTATTATATTCGTCTGAAATATTGGAATCACTTCTCAATGTTTTATATACTCTAAATTCACCTAAATTAGCATTCATAAAGAACGCATCATCAATAAATGACCCAATAACCCAAGGTTGGTTTGTTATAACACCAACAGATGTAATCTGTTCAGCACCTAAAAGAATACCATTATGGTAAAAACTAATTTTTCTATTGGTCTTATCAAACTTATATGCAATATGTTGCCAAGTATTTCCTATTATTGGTTGGCTACTTGTAAAACGTGTTGAACCACCGCTTGCACCCGCATTTTCAAACAACATTTGATTAGAATAGGCGTTAATATCATTATAATTAAGTCTCCACACCATTTTAAATCCAGGGCTAGATGAATTTTGTACAGCATTTGACATTAATGTAATGAAATAATCGTTATGTTCGTAATCACGAGGATAAATCCAAGCTGTAGTTGTCATTTCATTTCCAAAATCAAATGTGTCAAATGTAATTTTATTTCTTAAGTTTGCAAAAGTGTTTCCACTAAAATTAAATACTCCACGAGCAATTCCACTTTCAAATGTTACACCACTTATAGTACCTAACGTTCCACTAACATTTCCCAATGTACCAATATTTGTTAATGTTGTACCACCAGAGTATGACAAAGCATTTGCAGCGTCGTAAAAAATCTCTGCGGTGTTAGTATATGTACTCAATATAGTTGGAGTAGGTGTTACCGTGTTTGTTGGCGTTATAGTTGGTGTTGGTGTATTTGTAGGTGTCTCCGTAGGTGTAACCGTATTTGTTGGTGTAGGTGTTGGAGTTTCACTTCCTGTTGGTGTTGGTGTATTGGTAGGCGTAACCGTAGGTGTTGGGGTATTAGTAGGGGTTTCAGTAACAGTAGGTGTTGGTGTATTAGTTGGAGTTTCAGTAACAGTAGGTGTTGGTGTTGGAGTTTCACTTCCTGTTGGTGTTGGTGTATTGGTAGGTGTAACCGTAGGTGTTGGCGTTGAGGTAGGAGTTTCAGTATTTGTTGGTGTAGGTGTTGGTGTTGGAGTTTGATTACCATTTAAGAAGTAACCATTTTTGGATGATATATTAAATTCAAATTTATCAACAATTTCAAATGCCTCGCAATTTTGTGTATTACTTGTTATAATTGTACCGTTAGATTTAACTAATTTTGTTTGAGTGGCACCTGTATTAATAAATGTGTAACCATCTTGAATCGGTGTTCCTCCTTTCCACATTGTTGATTTCATAATAACAGGTATAAATCCTTTTGAACCGTACCATGTTGCCGTAAACGTTAATTCTAAATCTGTTGTGGAGGGATACTGTGTTTTAAATTTATTTAAATCAAATAAAATTGCCTCAGTTCCTGTTCCTAAATTATCACCACCATAAAGTAAAAATGGATCAATCCAATTTCCATTAGACGGTCCATTAGACGATGATGCACATGTTCCAACATAATCACCAGGTAAACCATTGGTAAAGTCATTATTCATTATTAATGGATTAGATACATAAGTCATAGTATCCATATCAGAACCATCACTAAAGAAATATTCACATAACATATAATCAAAATCAAAATTAAATAACCCTGTTTCAAATACTGGTGCCTGTGTAGGTGATGGGGTTATAGTTGGTGTATTGGTTGGCGTTACAGTATTGGTTGGTGTGATACTAGGTGTTGGTGTTGGTGTTGGTGTTCCTGTCTGTGTAGGTGTTGGGGTCGGTGTTACCGTTTTAGTTGGAGTAATACTCGGAGTTGGTGTTGGTGTAGGACTTGGTAAAACATCTGAACAACCATATATTGAATAATTTGGTTTAATTGATGTTAAATAATGATGATTAACATGAACAAAATCCAACGGTTCTTCAAAATACTTAACTTGTTTTAAAACACCATTAAGACCATTACTACCAAAAATTTGTACGATTTCATTTTCAGAAGACCTTAATGATGGAATTATTTCCTCAAAGTTTTCTAATTTATATATTCTTTTACCGTTATGATAAATTTTAAGTGTTCCTAATCTTTTTTGTTTTTCGCTGGCCCATTTCTTATTTAATTCTTCAACATAACTATATTCAGTATCACCCGTAATCCAATTTAATGAACCTGTAGTCATTGTGTATCCTGTGGTGATTTGTGTTGAATGTCCTATAAATGAACCCGAAAAGAAACTACCAGTATCTCCAGTCGTCGGAGCCCATAATTCATCAGTATAACTAACCGCGTGCGGACCTAATATTAAATCATTAAATCCTCCCTCATTCTCAATCTCACAATCATAAAGATATGTGTATCTATCAAATGTGATTGTAATATTAAAATCGTCATATATTCCATTCGCACACAATTCAGGAGTATTACCTGTTAATGTGTAATATGACTCCGTGTACCCGCTATCTGGATTACACGACCCCGAATAATGGTAAGATTCCCATTTTATTTTTTTATTATTGGTAAATGAGAATGTTAAATTATTATCCGCGTAATTCCCATTGGCTAAATCATCTTTAATTCCTAAATAGTAAAATGTCGATCCAGTTACTAATCTATCGAAAACTAAATCTAATGTCCAACCCTTCTCTGTTCTTCTACGAACAGTAAAATCACAGGTACCGCCAGTGTATGGTTTATTTACCTCTACTTCCCAAGGTGAAGTTAGTCCTGTTAAACAAGAAGAATCTATTGTTAGTCCTGTATATGTTATTTCCGTATCGAAATCTAAGACCTCTTCATTATAATCCATTTGAACTTTTGATAGTTCATAGTCATATAATTCGGAATAATCTACCTTCAAATCGAGTTTGGAACCGTAAAATCTTAAAATATTCTGATTAGCCATGTTTATATAAATATCTTTCATAACATTTGATATTTATATAAAAGTCCATTTAGATGAATAATTTTATAAAACAGGTAATTGAGGAGAAATTTGCATCAAAAGCACAACAAAGATTCTTCTATGCAAAAGCCAAAGGGGGTAAAAATAAGAAGTGGTCCAAATGGGCCAAAGAGTTTTCTGATAAGACGGATTATAGTAAAATACCTGATAAGGTAGAGAAAGAAGAAGAAGTGGATGAGATTATAGATAAAAATGGTAATATCTTAACAAGTAAAAAACCTTCGGATTTAGATGCTAAAGGTGTTAGTTCCGATTCAACAAGTGACGAAGTGGTGAGAACGGGTAAAGGTATGATGGGTAATTATGGTATGACCAAGGTTCAAAACTACACAAAGTTTTGGGGAGAGGGTAAATTAACCAAAGGAGAACTAATTGAAATTGCAATGAAAGATGCTCTTGGATTTGACGCTACAATGGGAAATGACGCAGATTACGAAGAGGCTGAAGAATATTTTGAAAAAGATTTAGGTTTGGATAGTGAAGAAACTAAAGATAGAATGGATCAAATGGGATATGACGAAAATTTACCTGACGATAAAGTTAGATTAGTTGAGAACCCAAAGAAGTATATGGAGGAATATATTGAGAGTATTCTTAAAGGTAGAAGTAAAGATAATGATGTTTTAGAAAAGGAAAAGGAAGAAGTTGAACCAAAAGAGATACATCCAATTATTAAAAGACAACTTAATTCATTAAAAAATAGTATGGATAATCATAATTTATCAATGGAAACAATTGTAAAATATTTATCTGACGTCGAAGTTAATTTGAAAAAATAATGAATAAGGATTTAAAACATAGGATATTTGATATACCGCAGAACATTTTAGATAAGATTAACCATACAATCGTTGGTCTTAACGGAACACATGTTCATGGTGTACAAAGAGCCAAGAAACTTTTAATGGATAAAAAAGTTAAATACGGACAGTTAAAAAGAATTATACATGACTTACAAAATATTGATAAAATTGGTGATAGAGTTAGGTATGACTTGGCTGGTGGTGAGTTAATGGATAGATGGTCCAAACAATACCTACAAGGTGAAAGAGATATGGTGAGTAATAGAAAAGACGGAAGAAAACAGGCTGATGATATTGGTGGGATAACTGGAGAAAGAAAAAATAGTCATTTGAAAAAACATTCAAAAAAACCAGATTTCTTACCTCCGTTGAATATGATGAAAAGTAATTCACATAAATCTTCAATATCAAGTATTAAATTATCGGGTTTGTTTGAACAATTACAAAGAATAAAAAAATTAATGTTATAATATGGCAAAGACACAATTAGAAGTTATCGCTGAAAAATTAAGAACACAAGAAGTTGTTATTAATAGATATTCAGAAAAAAATGGTTATGGTATCACAAGTAAAAACGCACTTTCCGATGGAGATGAATTAGGTAAAGGACAAGTTGGTGATACGGGTACTGTCGGTTCTTTAACTGATATTAACACAAGAATTCAAATTATGGCAACCAATAAATATAGTGGTGAAAATGGATATGGTGTTACAAATCCTAATGCTATGTCAGATGGTGACGAATTTGGTAAAGGACAAATTGGTGATAACGGACAAGTTGGTTCATTAACTGATATTAATACAAGAATACAAGTTATTAATAAAAATAAATTTGGTGAATCCAACAAATATCCTGATTTCGAATAATGAATTTTAATCAAACATTCTTCGATGTTATTGAAGAACAAAATATATTAAAGACGACTAAAACAAAACCTATTGTTGACGCAATCAAAAGTAGGAATAAAATATCTTTTTTTTATAGTGGTCCAAGAAAACCCGCAAAAAATAGTGTTAAACCAGGTAATAGAATTGACGCAGAAGCTGTTGCATTAGGTTTAAATAAAAAAGGTAATTTAGTTGTTCGTGCGTATGTTCAACCACCATCAGTATCCAAAAAAGGATTTGATAAAACAGGTTGGAGAACTTTTATGGTTGGTCGTATGAGTAATTTAAAGGTTAGTGATAGTAAGTTTGACCAAAAAAGACCTGACTATAAAGAAGGTGATGATAAATCTATGAGTGTTACTTATGTAACTGCTGATTGGACAAATAAACCTGAAGTTAAAAAACCAAGGATTGTTAAACCTACAGTTAGTAAACCAACACCTAAACCAGTTCAACCACAACCTACAGAACCTCAACCAGTTGAGCCTGAAGTTAAACCTACTGAACCTACGGAACCAACACCAACAGAATTACCACAACCAACACCACAAACAAAACCAACAAAGACACCAACGCCACCGAAAGAACCGACTCAACCAACACCCGAAGAACCTAAAACACAAGAACCTCCTCAACCAAAACCACAGGAAAAACCTGAAGTTAATCCAGAAGAGGATGAAAATAAAAAACTTCAAGAAAGTATTAAAAACATTAAGCGTTTAATGTTTTCATAAAAAATATTATATTAAAATAAAATATTTATTAGTATGTCACAAGGAAAAGGAACAATATCATCTAACGATTTAATGCAAAAATTAGTTAACGCTAAAAAGGTTATGAATAAAGTAGACGGCGGAAACTACGAAAGAGGTCATGTAAATGAAGAAATGTTAAGGTCTAACCCTGAAGATTTAATGAATAGTCAAGATTTACCACAACAATCTTCTACAAAACAAATGGGAATGCCGTCAGTTGATAAAATACAAAATTCTAAATTACCTGACGCAATTAAAAAAGCAATGATTGAGAATCCAATTCAACAAATATCTTTAAATGACACACTTGATATGGATTTCTTAAAAGGTGCTAAAAGATTAATGGAACAAGAAGGTGTTGGTAAAAAACAACCACAACAAAAACAAGTAGTACAATATAATAATAATATTGATATGGGGGCAATTGCCACACTTATTGAAAATACAGTTCGTAAAGTAATGGACGAAAAGTTAAATCAAATATTATCAGCATCAACCACTGCGTCAATTAACGAAAATTTAGTATTAAAAGTGGGTGATTCCATATTCAAAGGTAAAATCACTGGCGTAAATAAAGCAAAGTAATTTTGTTTTCTCATTTTTATTTCTTATATTATAGACATATAATAGTAATTAATGTCAAAAATTAGAATTTTAGCAATTCCCTCGGATAAACACGGAGTAGGTAAGTTTAGGATGATGGACCCTTACCAATTTATTGGTGATAATCATTCGGATGATGTCCATGTTGATATCTCATATAATGCAGATAACAATGATGAATATTTTTTAAATTACGATATCGTCGTATTTCATACATTCATACATCAAACAAATCACGAACAAAACATTGGAAGAATAAAATGGTTACAATCCAAAGGTATTAAAGTTATTATGGATATTGATGATTTGTGGTTTGTTGATCAAAGACACCCAATGTATCATCACGTTAAAGCATCTAAGATTGGTGAAATGAAAATTGACATGTTAAAAGTAGTTGATTATGTTACAACGACAACACCAATTTTCACTAAAACCATCAAAGATAAATTACATATAAAAAATATTGAAATTTTTCCAAATGCGGTTAATGAAGATGAACCTCAGTTTAAAAGAGAAACAATTAAGTCAGATAAAATTAGATTTGGTTGGTTAGGTGGTTCATCACATTTACATGATATTGAATTAATGTCAAATGGTATTTCTTCAACACATAACAGTTTCAAAGATAAAGTACAATTTGTGTTATGTGGGTTTGACTTAAGAGGTACTGTGACTGAAATTGACCAAGAAGGAAAACAAAGACAACGTTCAATTCAACCAACAGAAACTGTTTGGTATAAGTATGAAAAATTCTTTACTGAAGATTATAAAGTATTAAGTCCTCAATATAAAAGTTTTTTAAATACATTTGTTGATACGCCATATGATGATGAAAATGAATCATATAGAAGAAGGTGGACAAAGGACATTAAAACATATGCATCAAATTATAATACATTTGATGTGTCTTTGGCACCATTAGTTGAATCTCAATTTAACGCTAACAAATCACAATTAAAAGTTATTGAAGCGGGGTTTCATAAGAAAGCAATTATTGCAAGTGAAACTGACCCATATACATTAGATTTAATTTCAGCAATTAACGACGGTAAGTTTAATGATAACGGTAACGCATTATTAGTTAACCCAAGAAGAAATCATAAGGATTGGGCAAAACATATGAAACGTTTAGTTGAAAATCCAAATATGATTGAAGATTTAGGTAATCGTTTATATGAAACAGTTAAAGACAAATATTCATTAAAAAAAGTTTGTCAAGATAGAGTAGAATTTTTTAAATCAATAATAAAATAAAACAACATGCATTATTTAGTTACAATCGGTTATGAAACCGAACAAATGGACAGAGAAGGAAACCCTCGTGTTAAAAAGTACAAGTACATTATCGAAGCGGAATCAGTAGAAGAGGCAACCATTGTTGCATCAAAATACAGAGCTGGTGACACACGTTCAAGTGAAAGTATTTCAGTTGCAAAAATGGCAATTGAATGTATCATTGACAGTAAGAACACACCAGAGTATTACAAAAGTAAATAACAATTAAACACCAACTGATATGGAATTCTATAGTCGTGAAATACAAATTATGCGTCAATCACAAAGTAAAATGGCTTTAGAGTATGTCACAACAGTTGGTGTTTCTGTTACTTTAGAAGAATTAATTCGAATAACTGATTTATTCGTAGAAATATGTTTAAGACCCCAAGATGATGACCTTAAAAGAAGAATAAAGGCGTTAGATAAATGGTTGGAAGAAAAGAAAAAATAAAATGGAAAAAGAAGAAATAGAACAGTACCTAAAAAAATTAGAAGAGATTGAAAAAACACTTAATGACGATACTGATGAAAGTCAGGATATGAGTTATTTAAGTGAGTTAGAAGAAGTTCTAAATAAATTATCTGGTGAAATTACTAATGACGAAGTTTCAAAAAATATTAATACCCCTGTTAACAGACAAAACATAATTAACACTCAACCAACAATGACGGGAGGTGGTACTTTAGTTAAAGTTAAAAAATTAGTTCCTGAAGCTGTAATTCCATCATATTCAAAAGTTGGGGATGCTGGTATGGATTTAACAATCACAAAAGAAATTGAAAATACATCATTTAGCGTATCATATGGATTTGGTATTGCAATAGAAATTCCTAAAGGTTATGTTGGGTTAGTATTCCCTCGTTCTTCAGTTAGAAACCAAGATTTAATATTATCAAATTGTGTTGGTGTAATTGATAGTGGATATAGAGGAGAATTACAAGCCACCTTTAAGAAAACAAATGGTTTGGACTCAATTAAATACAAAGTTGGAGATAGAGGAGCTCAAATCATCATATTACCTTATCCTACCATATATATGACGGAGGTTCCTGAATTATCTAATACAGAAAGAGGCGAGGGAGGATTTGGATCTACCGGTGTTTGATGATATTTATAAACAATAAACAGAACTTTTAAAACTATCAATTTTGGCATATAAAACTAGAACCAAAACAACCAACCACCCACCCGTATTAGTAGAAGAGAAGAAGATATCACATAAGGATAGGATAAGACAAATCATCAAACGTCCTAAAGAAAAGTTCCTAACGAAAAACCAAGAAATTTATTGGAACATTCTTGGAGAAAATCAAATAACATTATGTTTCGGTCCCGCAGGTGTAGGTAAGTCCTACATAGCAATGAAACGTGCTGTGGACCTATTATACGACGATTCTAACAAGTATGAGAAGATTATCATAGTTAGGCCCGCAGTTGAAGCTGAAGAGAAATTAGGGTCACTTCCAGGGGGTTTAGAGGAGAAATTAGACCCATACATTTATCCGTCATATTACCTTTTAAATAAGATTATTGGTAAGGAAGCGAGAGAAGAACTAAAAGACCAAGGTTATATTGAAGTTGCCGCACTCGCTTACATGAGAGGTTGGAACGTAGATAATACAATCCTTGTTTTTGAGGAAGCACAAAATGCCACCCCATCACAGATTAAGTTATTATTAACTCGTATTGGATTTAATTCCAAATTTTTCTTATCAGGTGATTTGGAACAATCAGATAAATTTAGAGATAAAACTAAATCTGGTTTATTTGATGCTAAAATGAGATTACAAGATGTTAAGGGAATTGGGATTTTTGAATTTGGAATGCAAGACATTGTACGAAACCCAATCATTGGTGAAATATTGAATAGATACGATTAAAATAATTATTAGATTATATAATTGAACCCACACCGTTTATCATAATGGTGTGGGTTTATTATTTACTTATGATTATGAATGTGTTATATTTTTATTATGGAAATTTTTATTAGTATAGATGGTGTTATAAGAAACACAATTCAAAAATTTGACTTTCATTATAAGGATTCTTATTTAGATAGTGAAAGTGAAGATGTCTTTGAATACGACATAACGGAACCAATTCAAAACGATAATTTATTAAATTCTTATAAATTTCAATCACAAGAAGAATTTGAATATTTTTTATTTGTTGAGTATCCAATTGAAATATTTGGTCACGCCGGATTGAGTTATTCCACCACATTTACGGATTTACATAAAATGATTTTTGACAATCCAGAACATAATTTTACATTAGTTGGTTTAGATGAATTAGGTAAAGCAAAACCTGCAACACTTTTCTTCTTATCAAAAAATGGATTTATGGGTAACAATATTAAATCAATTAAAACTGAAAACTTAGATGAGAATTGGAACAAGTGTGATGTTTGGATTACTGATTGTAAAAAAATTGTTGACTCGTGTCCAAGTGATAAAGTTGTAATTAAATTTAACACGACTTATAATCAATACTTTACAAATAAAAAAGAAATAACTAAATTAACTGAAATACAAGAACCATGGTTGAAATCTTTGGAAAAACCTACTACATTGACCTTGACGGAGTCACAGACAAATGTAGAACAGGAAAAAATATAAAAGACGAGGATGGAGAAGATGTTACCGAGGTAAACATTTTCAAATATGAAATTATAAAAATGTGTTTAGATAGAGTGTTGGCCGAGTTTGAACAAGTAGATGAAGAACTTGGTGAATTCGCACAAAACAACACAACCACATCATTTAAAATTGCATTTAACACACTAATAAAAAATCAAATATTAATAGAAGACGATGAGTAATAACGAAAACATAGAAAAATTAGAATCTGCTTTAGGTAGATTAAATAACAATGAAAGTGTTGTGTATTTTTTAACATACGACACTAAAACAAACGCGAGAGCATCTGTAAAATACATTTACGATTTGGCATTAACACTTAATAGAAATGGTAGAAAGTCCAAAATTTTAGTTGAAGATAAAAACTATGTTGGGGTTAGTTCTTGGTTAAGTGAAGAATATAGTGAATTAGAGATTGTATCTATCAAAGAAGATAAAGTTGAAATTAAAATTGAAGATGTTTTAGTTGTTCCCGAGTATTACGGAAACACATTACAACAATTATCAAGTATTAGATGTATTAAAGTTTTATTGATACAACAAAAAGAATATATGTTTGAGACATTACCAATTGGTAGTAGGTATAGCGAATATGGATTTGATAAAGTTATTACCACAACTGAAAGTACAAAAAAATACATTTTAGATTACTTCCCTGAAAGTTTAGTGTATATTATTCCACCGATTATCGGAGATGATTTTAAACCAATTAATTTACCATTAAAACCTTATGTGGCAATCAGTTGTAGAGATAGAGCGGTACATAGAAAATTAATTTCTGAATTTTATTTGAAGTTTCCACAATTACGTTGGATTACATTTAGAGATATGGTCCAAATGTCTTATGATGAATTTTCGTCAAACTTAAAGGAATGTATGGTATCGGTATGGGTTGATGATGAAAGTACGTTCGGTACATTTCCATTAGAATCTATGAAATGTGGTGTACCTGTAGTTGGTAAAATTCCTGACACTGAACCAGATTGGTTAAGTGAAAATGGTATGTGGACATACGACGGTAATAAATTAGTTGAATTATTAGGTTCATATATTTTAGCGTGGATTGAGGGTGTTGAATTAACTGATGAAGTTAAAGATAAAATGAAAGAAACGTTATTACCTTATGACACTGAAATTACAAAAAATAATATTTTATCAATATTTGGTTCATTAATAAATAAAAGAGTTGAATCTATTCAATCAGCATTAGACAAATTAAAACAAGAAGAAACAGTATAATATGAAAAATATAACAGTAATTTTACCTTTACATAAATTAGATGACGATTATAAAGTTATGTTAGATAACGCGTTATCGTCTATTGAGGATTTCCACAATGATGTTAAAGTATCAATTGTTTGTCCAAGTAAATTAAAAAAAGATTTAGAAAATCTTTCTGAAAAATTAGAAATTGAAATAGTGGTTAATAAAGGTGAAACAGATTTTTGTTCACAAGTTAATTTAGGTATTGAGAAATGTGATACTGAATGGTTTACTATTTTAGAAGTTGATGATGAATTTAGACCTATTTGGTTAAAATCAATCAACGATTATATGAAAATTTATAAAGATGTTGATGTATTTTTACCTATTGTAAGAGACATTAATACTGATGGTAAATTTGTAAGTTTTACAAATGAATCAGCTTGGGCATATGGTTTTACTGAAATGCAAGGATTCATTGACAATGAAGTATTATTAGATTTCCAAAATTATCAAATAAGTGGTGGTTTATATAGAACCCAAGTTATTAAGGATAATGGTAGCTTAAAAGAAAATATCAAATTAACATTCGCATACGAATTCTTTTTAAGATTAACACACAATGGTATTAGGGTCATGACAGTTCCTAAAATTGGTTATCAACATGTTAACTTAAGAGAAGATTCATTATTTTGGAGTTACAAGAATAATGAAAAACAAAAACTGTCAGAAAATGAGGTTAAATTTTGGTTGGAGACGGCCAAAAAGGAATTCTTTTTTAAGAATAAACGAGATGTAAATTATGAAACAGTTTAAATGCCGAGACCACGAACCCAAAAAATATACTTTGGTGAGGATCAAGAAAAAGCCGTCGTTAAGTATCTAGAGAGTACCGATGAAGATGAAAAAAACAAAATATTCAATGAGTTTTTAAGAGAACCATTAGTTATTATGGTTGAGAGTATTATTAGAAGATATAAATTATATAGGAAGGATATGGAATTTGAAGAAATTCACACCGATACTATGTCTTTTTTAATCACTAAAATTAATAAATTCGACCACACAAAGAACACTAAAGCGTATTCATACTTTGGTACTATCTGTAAAAACTACCTTATGGGGGCAATACAGAAAGACACTAAAGAACAGAATAGACAAGTATCTTACGATGACATATCATCCGATATTGAAGATAGGAAAGATTTGTCTTATGTTATTGACGAACACATTATTGATTACCAAAGTGTTATAATTAAATTAACCATTTCTTTAGAAAACTTTATTGAGAAGGAAAACCTAACAGAAAACGAACAAAAATTGGGATATGCATTGTTAGAGATTTTTAGCAATTTTGATAAAATATTCCAAGTTGGTGATGGTAATAAATTCAATAAGAACCTTATCTTACTCTCATTACGAGAAATGACCTCATTATCCACAAAAGAGATTAGAGTATCCCTAAAACGTTTTAAAAAGATGTATGACGGTATTTTGGTTGGATTTTTAGAATAAATCTATTTATAGATATGAGAACACAAAGAAACAATATTACTTTAGATGTTGATTCGGCGTTAGCCCTAATGCAGGAAATCTACAACGATGTTGTTGAGAATAGAAATACTGCATCCCAAATTTTGAGAAAAATGATGGGATTTATGAAGGACGCTGAAGATATGAGTACAATTGGACCTGTTATTAAAGAACAACAGAAGATTTTAAACGATTGTACCGAGAAGAAAATTTCATTAGTTAAATTACAAAGTTTACTATTAAAACAAACTACAAGTGGTGGTAATGGAGGTGGTCCAATGGGTAAACTTACATTGTCAGATGAAGATAGGGAGTTATTAGATAAACTGGTAAATGATGGTTCAGATAATAAACCAAATAATTATTCATTATAATGGGAGAATATTTTAATGTTAGTAGTAACCCAATTATTCCATTTTCATATGCGACTGCAAATGATTTACCAACTAAAAGTAAAACAAAGATTTTAATCGCTAAAATTAAAAGAAAAATTGGGGCTGTTAAGGAATTTGCCGATAAGTGGAACTTTAACAATACTATAGATAAGGATGGTTTTGGGTCTATTATTGATTTTAATGGAGATGGTCCATTACTTGCGGACGCAAAAAAAAGATTAAAGAAAAAAATTACAGATTTAAAAGAGAAAAAAAAGAAAAAAGATGCTGGAAAATTAAAAACTGATATTTTTAGTCAAATTCTTGATTTGGTTGATACTTTTTTAGATAAAAAAAAATCTACAACTTTTACAGTTAAAAAAACTTACGGGTCTAAATTTACAAGACAAAACTTTGTATCTAAAGACAGATTACATTTTTTAGCACATGAAGCCATTAATACAACAATAACGTCTTCTAAAAACATTGTGATGGATAATGTTAAAAATATTCTTTTTGCTGGTGATGGTATTTGTGGATCATCAACACCAATCACGGGTAATACATTAACTATACGTCCTGGTGAATTTGATTTTATGAATGTTTTGACAGTAAACCCAACTAGTAATAGTGGTCAAATTGTGTATGAACCACAAAATCCAGATAGGAAATTAATTAAGATGAATCGTACATTATATTCTGGATTTACATCAGATCAATCGGTTGAAACATCTGATGAAAAAAAATTATTTGATTTACATTGGGATGAAGCAAATCAAGAATTTGAATTATCTGGATTAACAGGGATGACAACCACAACTCAAACAGGAACCACTGTTGGTGGTTTTTTTAATGATTATTATAGTAATATTGAACAGTTAGATTTATCTGCGGTAGTTAAAACTGCAACGATGATGGTTTTGAAGGGTGATAAATCTGAACCCCCGTTATTTGATATCGGTATGAATGATTTAAATAGATTATTAAATAAATTGATGAGGGTTTGTAATAACCCAAGTCAAGGATTAAATCAAAGTGCGGAAAATCAATTTAATGAAGATGATGATGATATAGAATCTTTCTTTGATTTTGATGATATGGAAGGTATTGATTTAGACGACGAGGCGAATAGATTTAATAAAGTTTTAAAATTTACAGACTGTAATAATTTTACAATACCATCAAATCCATCACACTATGAAGATTTTGTGTACCTTTCAAAAAACAATTTAGATGATGCGGTAAATGACGTCTTTTTAAATACTGCAACAACGTCATATCAAGAAGCCGGTGGAACAATACCATTAGTTAATTTTCAAATATCGTTATTAAACAATTATATTTTAAACTTACCTAAAGCATTAATTGGTTCTATTTTATCACCAAAGTATATATTACCAATTGTAATAATTTATAAATATGTAAATTCAGCAGGTGGTAATGTTGTTTTATTGGCGAAAGAAATAATGAAAAAATTACATAAATTATTTTTTAAAATAATTAAGGATATTTTATGGAAATTTATAAGTGAGTTTTGGAAATTGGTTAAAAAAGATTTACTTGAATTTTTAAAAATTACAGCATATAATATATTAAAAGAAAAAATTAAAAAATATAGAGATTATATTCTTTCTATTATAAATTTATTACGTGGACTGTTGGACACAAAGCTTAATAACTGTAACGCATTATTTACTGTGATTGACAAAACAATAGATGCTGCATTATTTGGTGGTCCTAATTTTGAAGTTCCTGGTATTATTGATTCCTTTGCCGATAAAAAATCAGGATTTAGTGGTATTAGAACTATTGTTAATATTGTGAACCAATTAGAAGAACAAGGTATAAACGCATCTCAACCAATATTTGGTAAAGATAATAACTTATTAAGTGTTTTGGCAACAACAGTTCAACAACACACTAAAGAAGTGAATAATAACTCTTACGTACACGTCGCAAATAAAAAAACGCTAAAGTTTCCAGTTGTTGGTGGAATGGTACTAATACCACAAGGATTACTTAAAGCGACCGGAGGACTAGCATAATATATGGAAAAAGAAAAAATTATAGAAGTGGTGTATGACGTCGAAAATAAATCAAATAAAGATTTATTTATCGTTGTTAATGAATTATACGAAGAATTTGAAAAGACAAAACAATTAATAATTGATTTAACAAGACATATGGAGAGTGTTGAAAATTCATATAATAAAGTTAATAAAGAAATTGAAAAAAGGCTTAAGAAATGAAAATAATAGATATTGCAATTTGTATTGATAATAATGACCCAAAAGGTATTGGTCGTATCCGTGCAGTTAGGTATAGTTCATATACAGGTGAATTAGAAAAAGCTTTTGATTATAATGCTTGGGATGATAAGGATTTATTTACTGCAATTCCATTTTTACCAACAAATCTGAATTTTATACCTGAAAAAGGACAGTCAGTTAAAATTATAAATTACGATACTGAAAAAGATACTGTTAATCTTGAATATATTGCAGGTCCCTTTACAACTGTTCACGATTTTAACGGACAAACACATTCCGCACAACTTGAAAATACAACTTACCATAAAGGAGCGGTGCATGGTGAAGATGTTAAAGATAAAGACGGAAATTATATTAAACCAAAATCTAATGGTTCGTTAGCAAAAAATACTGATTATGGTGTTTATGGGAAATACGGTTCTGATGTTATTTTTACAGAAAATGGTGTGAATATTAGAGGTGGTAAATTGTTAAGTAAATCATTTGCAACAAGTGCACAAAAAAAGGTATTGATAACGCACCCGACAATGTCGGACAATTCATCAACAATACATTTAAAAAAATATCCAAAAAAATTAGAATATAACAACCAAGATGTTATCACTAATACCTTACAAATCCAACAAATAAAATATTTTGTTGAATATAACGTTACTAATTTTTATGGTGGTGGAGTTAATATTGAATTTTATGTTTATGACACTAGAAATGCTGGACCACAATTTTTAAGTTCAAACTCAAAATTAGAAGATACAATTTTAACCACTGGTTGTACGTTAATCAACGAATATAACATTAATAATAGAGTAAATACTTCGACAGGCGCAACACTCACATTTACGGCTGCAGATTTAACGGAAGCGTGTGTTAAAATACGATTAAACCTCTATAAATTACATCACGATGGATTAAACTACTTCAACCCAATTTACGGAGAAACTGAAATGCATCCATTTTATTTTAGATGTACAAAAGAATGTAAAGAGAGAGATTTAGCGAATCCATTTGAATTAACAAATAGAAAAACACTATTAACAAACGTTACTTTTGGTAAAAGAATCCAAGAAGGTATCGTTTTCTCAAAATCAAGTTTTGATGCTCCAACAGTAACTAGTGTAACAAAAAAGAATGTTTTGGAAGAAAGTGATGATACTGTTGAACAAACATTTGCAACCGTTAAATCTGACAAAATATACCTAATTTCAACAGATACCAACGAATATAACATACCAATTGATTTTACCAAAATTGATAAGTATGAACCTACCCACGAGAATTATATTAAAGACATTGAACCAAATACATATGCGTTAGTTAGGGGGGAAGTTTTAATTGACGTACTTCAATCAATAATTAAATTAATGATTAGTCACCAACACAATTTGATGGGTCCATTAGTCCAAACTGACCCGAGTTTCGTTAATTTAATGAAAAAAATCACGACTTTAGAAAATGACATGTTAAACAAATCGATTAGAACCAATTAATTTGATATTTATAATAAAAAAGAGATGTCATATTTCCGTTCCTATTTTGAAAAGAATAATACTATTATTAAGGATTCACAGGTTAACACCGCAAAAAACCCTGCAACAGAGATTTTTTATGGTTCTTCATTTTCTAAATTTTTATTTAAAGTTGACTTTACCGATTTAAAAAATAAAGTTAATAATGATGAATTAGTGGTAGATTCTAACACTAGACATACTTTACATTTAACAAATACAATCTTTGGTGATGAGGGTCAAAAGGGTTTAAACAGAACTACCGGTAGAGACAGAACAAGTTCATTTGATTTAATATTATTTAAATTAGATCAATTTTGGGATGAAGGTTTAGGGTTTGATTATGCAGATTCTGGTTATGACTTTGTAACTGGAAATAGAACATTTGACGAAAGACCGTCAAACTGGTATTATAGAACAACATTGAATCAATGGTCAACTGCAGGTGTATTTCATGACTCCCCAACAGTCATTTCAGGGTACACAGGTAATAAAATACATATGGATAATGGTGGTGAAAACATTGATTTTGATATTACCGATTATGTAAATGGTATTATTACAGGTAATACAAATCATGGTTTAGGATTATCATTCGCTGTTGTTTATCAATATTTAACACCTGATAGAGACCAATCAGTAGCATTTTTTACCAAATACACACAAACATTCTTTGAACCATACGTTGACACACATTTTGAAGATACCATAATGGACGATAGAAATAATTTTGTTGAGAAAGTATCACAGAATTTATATCTATACGTTACAAAAGGAACCAATTTTTATAATTTAGATTCAAACCCAACGGTTGACATATTAAACTCTGACGGTGCTGTTATTACAGGTCTTTCAGGTTTAACCACAACATTAATTAGAAAAGGTATCTATAAGGTTACATTTACAATAACCACACCAGAATGTGACGGAAAGAAATTCTTTACTGACCATTGGAAAGGTGTTATTTTAGATGGTAATACAATTTCTGGTGGAGTAAGACAAAAGTTCATTCCAAAACCATATACCGCCGGATTTACGGTAGGTGAAAATCAAACAGAATTACAAAGGTATGCCATTCAATTTTTTGGAATTAAACAAAATGAAAAAATAGTAAGTGGTGAAATAAGAAAAGTAGTTATTACATTTAAATCTATTGACGTACCTAAAACGGTATTGTTAGATGAGGTTTATTATAGAATTTATATCGAAGAAGGTGCGACTCAAGTAATTGTACACGATTGGACGTTATTAGATAAAACGAATGAAAACTCATTTCAATTAGATAGTTCTTATTTAATACCAAGACAGTATTTCCTACAGATTAAAGGAAAAACTCACACTGAAGAGATATACTATAAAGAATCAATAAATTTTGAAATCGTATCAGAAAAATAAAGTATTTATTAATATGAAGAAAATTATAATCAGCGAAGCTCAATTAAAGAAAATAATTGAAAGTCAAACAACTGAAAACTATATGTTTTTTGGTAATTTACAACAAATACATAGACAATGTGAAATGTTGATGAAAATGAATCCACAAGAATTGGATAACATTATTAAAAATGGTCACGATTGGGCGGACGATCACGTATCTGAGGCGAAGAACAATATGGACCAAGTTTTTGATTTCTTCATGAATGAAACTAAAAGTAAAGATAAACAAGATGTAACTGCTGACGTGGATCAGTTTAGTATGAACGAAGAAGGACAACTTGACGAAAAATGTTGGGATGGTTACAAACAAGTTGGTAGTAAGAAAAAAGGTGGAAAAATGGTACCAAATTGTGTACCTGTAAGTGAAGCAAAAAATCTTACACAACAAGCCGCTATTGCAATTGCTATGAAAAAAGCCGGTAAGAAACCTAAGAATGAATCAGAAAAGGAAATGTATGAAGCTATGGAAATAGATGAAAGTAAGAATTGTCCAACAGACCCTGCAAAATGGGCAGCATCTAAAGCTAAAGCTAAATCAAAATTTGACGTATACCCCTCAGCTTATGCAAATGGATTCGCGGCAAAAGATTATAAAGCAAAAGGTGGTGGTTGGAGAAAATGTAAATAGATGAATTTAGAAGAGAACATACAAAGGATTAGACAAATGATGATTTCTGAGGAGATGGTACAATCTGATGCTTGGAAATCTTTAAAGAAAACATTGGATGTTCTTAAAAAGAAGAAAAAAGTTTTATTATTAAGTTGTTCTAATAGACACAATTGGGACAAAAATGATATTGATATACCAAAATCTAAAATGATTGCAATGTACCTTAATGAAGAATTAGGTGATAACTCAACATTAATGGACGTTTCAGAACTAAATATTGTTCCTTGTGAGGGTAATGTATCAAGAAAAGATGGTAATAGTTGCGGTTTATTAAAGGCAAAACTTAAGGATAAAGATAAAAACCCAACTGGTCATCATAGATGTTGGGCCAGTGTTAATAACCCTAAAGATGAACTTTGGAAAATAAGTAAAGAATTGTTTGAATCCGATGCTGTGATATTCCTTAGTTCTGTTAGATGGGGACAAACAAATATGTTTTACCAAAATCTAATTGAACGTCTAACTTGGATAGAAAATAGACACACAGCGTTAGGTGAATCTAATTTAGTTAAAGATATTGAAACTGGATTTATATGTACGGGACAAAATTTTAACGGTGTTAATGTTAATGATTTACAAAAGAAAGTTCATGAATTTTACGGTTTCAAAACAAATGACGATTTATATTGGAATTGGCAATATACTAAAAATGTAAATGATGAATCATTAAAATCATATAAAGATTCTCACAAAAAATTTATAAAAGATACTAAATTATAATATGAGAATAATAATAACTGAAGACCAAAAAAATACAATTATGAATAGTAATAATTGGGAGGAAGTAAGTGGTAAACTAATTAAAACATTTTATTTTAAAGATTATAAGGAGGTTATGTCATTTGCGAATGAGGTGATGAAAATTGCCAACAAACAAAATCATCACCCCGATATGACGGTTCATTATGATAATGTAAAGTTATCAATTACAGACCACGATAAGGGTAAGGTGTCCGATAAGTGTCATAAATTTGTTAATGAGGTAAATAAAATTATATAACATGAAAATTATTGTTTCAAAGGAAGATAAAGAATATATAAACGAATGTCTTAAATCAGGTGAGGTTTTAAAAGAAGATCTTACAAGGTGGTTTAAAGAGAAGTGGGTAGATGTTAGTAAAAAGGTAGATGGTAAACACCCACCTTGTGGTAGAAAAGATGCCGATGGTAAATCATATCCTAAATGTCGTCCATCTAAGAAAGTTTCAAAAGAAACACCAAAAGTTGCATCTTCATATGATAAAAAAGAAAAGAAGGCTATGACATCACAAAAAAGAAGAGCCGAAAAGAAAGACCCAAAAGTAGGTAAGGGTAATAAACCAACAATGACTAAATTTGATGAGAGTATGAAAAAAAGAACAATAATTCAAATATCTGAAGAACAATTCCAAAGATTATTTGAATACAACGAAGAAACTCCCGTATTAATATATGAAGATGAGGACGGTTCCGTTGAAAACACCAATTTTGAATATAACGGTGGTTTATTAAATGAAGCAGAATACCAAGGACGTAAAGTTCAATTAGGTAAAATCATGCAAGGTGATGTAAAGAAATCAAAAGTATATGTTAAAAACGACAAAGGTAAAGTCGTTAAGGTTAATTTTGGATTTGGTGGTAAATCTGCCAAAGGTAAAAGAATGGTTATTAAGAAAAATAACCCTGCAAGACGTAAATCATTCAGGGCACGTATGAATTGTGATAATCCAGGTCCACGTTGGAAACCAAGATATTGGGCCTGTCGTAGCTGGTAATTATATTAATTTTTGATTTGATATGAAATATATCCTATCTGACGCATACAGACCTTTAGGGTGTGCCTCTTTCTTTTCCACTAACTTACCCATTTGAATCAATTGAGAGTGATTTTTGAGGTCTATACCCACCAAAAACCGACCTCCTTCCTTTTCGTAGGTTGTCTCACGGATATACTTACCCTCATCGTCCATTTTAAGGTATTCAATCATCACATCTTTCTTGTTTTTACAAGAAATCCCCCTCTCATCAATGAGTTTGGTTAATACGTCCAATCTTAATATTTCATAGTTAATTTCTGACATAATAGCAAATATAAGTAATATTCTGGAATATCCCAAAAATAAAAAACCCCCGTATTTCTACGAGGGTCTTTTGTATTGTGAATCCTAAGATTATCTTAATGTATTCATATCAAATGTTGCAATACCTTGTACATCGATGATACCAAAGTAACGGTTGTTCACCATTTTCTTTGCGTAACGAGTCATGATACCTTTGATAGGAGTCATTGTGAAAGGATTGTACATTGTTGGAGTCAATTGTAATGGCACATATGGTGCGTATACATAACCTGCATCCAATAAAGATTTTCCTTTATGACCAATCAAGATTTTGTTAGCTGGGAAGTAAGGATCACGGTATACTTGGTAGCGACCTGCCAAAGAACCGATTTTCTCAATACCCATGTTGTAAGAATCTTGCTCAGGAGCTGCGTTTGATACGTGGAAATATTCCAAATCATCAAATACTGCAGAAACTTCAGAAGAAACTACAATCCAGTTAGCACCACCTCTTAAGGTTGTTTTATGGATTTGAGCTGAAATTTGGTTAACTTTAGTAACTAAAGTTTGGTTCCAGTCTTTTTGTGTGTAACCTTGTAAAGTTGCACCACCAGTTCCACCGTATTTCCACTCATTGTAATCCCATTTAGATTTCCATGCTGCACCTTTACGTAAATCACGTAAGATTTCACGGTCAACTTCAGCTGCAATTTGCTCTGATAATAAAGCTGTTAATTCAGCTTCAGCATCAATGTTGTGGAATGCACTAACGTCTTGAGCCAATTCAGGAGACCAGCTAGCTCTTAATTTTCTTTCAGTTACAGAAACTGTTACTGATTCTAAATCAAAAGAAACCTCACCAATTTGATCTTCAAATTCTAAAGTTGCATAACGACGATAAGTCGCTGTAAAGTCATCACCTTGTAATGTTGTAACTGTAATTTCCGTATCTGCAAAACCTTCAGTTGAACTGTAAGTTTGTAAATCAACATTTAAGTAGATTGTACCAGCTTCATCGCAAATATCATTGAATAAGTTACCGTTTGTACCTGCAGATTTTTGTCCGTAAGATACGATACCTTTACCATATTTTTGAGTTACAACGTTGAAAGGTAAGAAAGTTCTACCACTTAACGCATTTGCACGAGGTGCAGTGATTGTTAATGAAGCTAAAAACTCTTCTGTATCCATTTCGTTACCGTCTGGACCAGCTAATTTACCTTGACCTAATCTAGAGAAACCTGTTAACTTTAAGATAACTGATGAAACATCGGTACCTGTAGCGATAGTTACTGCGTTACTTTCAACACCATTTGCAAAAGTTACAATAGATGTACCAGTTAAAGAAACATCAGTGAATGAACCTTTTGAATAATCAAAAAGACCTTCACCTACTGCGTCACTACCTTCGTAGAAACGATCGTAAAGATTCTTAGCACCTGTGTCATAACCTTGACTTGTTGCACCTGTATTTGGATATCCATAAGGAGAATAGTGATTATTACTATTATCTCTTTCTTGGATTTTAGGTACGAAGAAGAACAATTTACCAATTGGTAAGTTCATTGCTTGTACTGATACGATGTCATTCGCTAATAATTTAGAGAATACACGACGGATGATAGGGAAAACTACAGTTTCAAAAGAACCTGAAGAATCTGCTACTGCCGCTTCGTTAATCAAATATGACGCTTGGTTTTCATACAATTGCGCGATATTATCTTTTTGGTGACCTTCTAAGTTTTCTAAGAAACCTAATTCGTCCCATTTTTTAATGGTATCTTCCTTGATAACACGTAAATGTTTTAATCCGATGTTACCAACCATACCTGATTCTAATAATGCTCCCATTTTTAAAATATTTTGTTTTTTTAGTTTATTTTATTTTTGTCATCAAATCTTTCATTCTTTTGAACTGTGGATTTTCGTAAGCTTTTGACTCAGCTAAAACCTCAGTAGAAGTAGATGTTGATGGCATGTTAGTGATTTTTTCAGCCACTGATTCAGTTACAGTTGTTTTAGTACCTAATTCAGTTTTTATTGTGTTGAATAAAGTTTTAGCTTCATTCATAGAGGAAATAGAATCAAATCTCTTTAAAATATTCAATTTCTCTTGTTTTGTTGTAGAATGTTCAGTGAATAAACGAGTAGCGTAAGCTAAGTTTGCGTTGAATACAGCAACTTCATTAAGCTTGTCTTTGAAAAGAATTAAAGCTTTCTTGTATTCAGAATTTTGTTTCTTCAACTTTTCAACTTCTTCGTTCATTTCATGACGACCTGCTTTATATTTTTTACCTTGGTCAGCTGGCTTTCTAACATCGTTACCCAATGTTCTTGCCGCTTCACCAACTTCAACTTCTTTAGCTTCACCTTCAGAAGCTTCTACTTCCTTAACTTCATCTTCGTCTTCACCTAACTCAATTTCATATAAAGTTTCATCCATATCTGTTTCGTCAGAAGTTTCGTCAGTTTCAGTATCTAAATCTGCGTCCATTTCAGAACCCATATCAGTATCTAAATCTGTGTCCATATCTGCATCAACATCAGGAGTTTCCTCACTATCAAGTTTGATGATATACTCATCTTGACCGTCAGCAAATTCAACGTTATTACCATCTTTCTTAACTACAATACCATCTTCTGGTTTCATAGCCTTGAAAACTTTAAGAACCTCATCATCTGAAGCTCCTGTCATGTCCATAACGTCTTCGTCATCCATACCTTCTTCTGGAGATGGTTCAGTACCTAAATCATCCATAGATGTGTCGGTATCGTCACCAGCTTCAGAATCTAAGTCATCGATTCCTTTACTTGGTTCATTATCGAGGTCTGTGTCATCATCTTCAACATCAGTGTCAGCATCTTCACCATCGGTGTCAGCTTCATCATCTGTTGTTACATCATCTTCCTCTTCGTCAGGTTTAGTTTCGTCTTCAGGTTGTTCACCCATTGGATCTAACTTCTCCTCTTCTTCTAACGATTCTTTAAGCAAGTCGCTTAGTTCTTGTTTCATTGTTGAAGCAAGTATACCTTTTGCATTTTGCTTAACAGCTTCTTCAAGGTTTTGCACTTGAAGTAACGCTTGTTCTAAAATAGATTTTTCGCTCATTTGTAAAATTTGTTGTTTTATTACCTTATAAATACTTGGAAATTTGGAAAAATTGACTATTTCAATATTCCCACCCCTAATAAATTAATTATTTAGATAGAAATGTATCTAATCTACCCATTAGTTTTTTCATTCTGTCCTCAACTACGGGTTTTTCAATTGTAGATTCTTGATATTGGTCTCTTTCAGATGGGTCACTAAAAACATATGCACCAGGTGTAGATGGAGATGAAACTAAATCAAAACAAACTAATTCAAAGTCGTCTTGTACAATGTTCTCACCTTTAACTTGTTTAAGTGAACCTACTCCACGTGAAGAGATACCCAAAGTTGCTCCGTTCATTAATAACATAGCCGCTTGGTCTCCTTTGGTAGAAACAATACCCATCTTCTTCCAACCTGGCGAAGTGAATAGTTTTATCTTACCCATAAGGATTTTACCATCCCACCATGTTTCTAGAATTGAATGTGAAATTCTATCTAAATCGATAAGTGAAGATGTTGGGTGATTTAATTCATTTAAAGCTCCACCCTTCTTAATAATTGTTTGGTATTTTTCGTTTTCTCTCTTAAGTAACATCTCAGGATAAATCCTTCCGTTCTTATTCGGAGTGTCGTATTTTTGTAAAACAGCATAAAGAATCATGTCCTGTGAAAAGTCCATGTTCTTCATTTCTGAAATTATTTTTTTATTCTCTTCTGGAGATACGTGACCAGCATCATACTCAATTAATAATCCTCTGCCGGTTTCTTTTGGTCCTAATACCTTCATTTATAGTTTTTATTACTATAAATACATCAATATCTAACTTATTTCTTTGTTTTGTAAAAATTGAATAGTTTTTTATCAGATAACCCTTCATCTATGATATGTTCGAATAAATCATTAATGATTATTTTAACATCTTTTGATTTAATGTCGAATTGATTGTTAACATATAATGTTACCTCCAAATTCATAAAGGACCTCTTTTCTAACTTAATCCCTTTAGTTCTAACATCTAAATCTACAATAGATTGGTCTTTAAAATACGGACTTTTTAAGTTGTAAATTATTTCTTTAATCTTTCTTCTTGATTTTCCAATCAAATGGTTGAAGTCGTCCGTTTCGTTTTCGGGTTGTAACCACGAATTTAATTTAAGATATATGGTTTTCAGATTTTTAAAATCTACGGTACCATAACCGATTTTTACTTCATTGTACGTTCCCAATGGAATATACTTACCAATTTTCATTATAATTTCATATTATTTTTATTTTATGGTGTTTTATAAAAAATAAATAAAATATTTGATTATTCCAAAAATACTTTCATATATTTGTAATATATTTATTTATATATGATTATAATTGATTTACAAAAAGAGAAAAGTATTGAGACTGCGTTAAGAACTTATAAACAAAAAGTTCAGAAAACAAAACAAGTTCAAAAATTAAGGGAGAGACAACAGTTTGTTAAACCTTCTGTTAAGAAAAGAACTGAAAAATTGAAAGCGGTATATCTACAACAAAAAAGAAATGGACTTAGTTAAGTCCATTTTTTAATTCTGTTAATCTGTAATAATTTAATTTGGATGGGAACATTTCGTTAACCTCATCTTTCACTTTCTTTAATTTAGTTGATAAATCAGTTTCATTTGATTCACTTATAAGTGTAGATACTTGATTGATAATAGATTCCTTTAATTCAGTTGTTTTAGTTAATACATCTTCATGAGATAAAGAAAGGATGTTCTTTAACTCTTCTTTTTGTTGTTCCGATAATGTATTAGAATAAAGAACATTAAAGTTATTTGTTAAAACGGCATTTAATAAATTTTCATTTGGGATTAATGTTGAATCTTTAGATTCCTTTATTTCCTTTTTAGTTGTTAAATGTTCTACTAATTTCTTCTTTGCAATTACTTTCTTTTCAATATTAGATAATTTATCGTTTTCTATTAATACGTCTAAAGAACTATAAATTTCATTTTCATTAATTGTCTCTACATTAATCATTTTATTTAATGATGTACAAAATGTTGTTAAATCTTCCATTTGTTGTTTTAAGATTCCAATAACCCCCTCGACATATAATTTTGCAGTTTCTTTATCTTCAATATATTTGTTTTCAATTTCTTCATAGAACAAATACATTTCTTTAAAATCTTTGTTTTCTTTAATTGTAGTTAGTATATCCTTTATCTCGGCTTTATTTTCATTAGCGTAAGACTCAGTTAATTTAGTTAATAATTTACTTTTTATTGTTCCGAATTTGTTCATTTTTAGTCATTTAAAATATCCTTCAATTTATTCTCTATCTCATAAATATTCTGTTGTGCGCGTTTCATATCAAATAGTGAGCTAAAATCTTCTTTCTCTTCACCTAACATACCTAATATTTTAGATTTCTTTGATTTAGATTCACTTAACGGTGGTTCTCCTCCACCTGCTGCTGGTGGTTCAGGTGCTCCACCGCCACCCATATCCATACCACCTCCTTCAGGATTTTCACCACCCAATGCACCGGCAGCTTCAAGTTTTTCTCTCTCTTCTTCAGGGATTCCGTATTTGGAATCAACCTCATCGAACACACCTGATCGTTTAATAATATTCTGTGTATTAGTTAATTCAAAACCTATAGCTCTTTCTAAACGTTGTTGTTGTAAATCAAGTACGACTTCACTGTCACTAAACCCTAAAATATTCTTCTTTGCCCATGTATGCGACACCGGCAAGATACCAACTTGTGACTGGTCGGAAGTCGCATCTTTGTAAAGTGTTACCTTTTCCTTCCACTGCTCAAGCCTTAACAAATCAGATTGTGCTGATGGGTTAGTTAATGATAAAGTAAAATTATTCAATTCATCTTCCATACCTAAAAGATATAAATGAATTAATGCAACTTTATTTAACTCTTGTATTAATGATTTTTGTATTTTATTAATTGTTCTTGCAAAACGGATATCCATTAATGCAAGATTCTTTCCGTCACCAACTACTTCTTCAAATCCTAAAAATGCTTTAGGAATACGAAGTGCTGCTAACATTTTCTTTTGAATATATTCAATGTCAGCAATTTCACCTAAGTTTTGTGCACCAGGTAAAGTTTCAATTGGCATTGTTTGAGATGCATCACGAACAGGAACAAAATAATCTTGGTCAACTGCCATTTGATTATATCTCATATCCACCTGACCATTACGTGGGTCGGCTATTGGACTACGTTTAAATTTATTTGCAACTTTTTGTACGTAAGATTCAATATCTTTATCGTCCATATTACCAACAAATATTTTAAACACACGTCTTTCGGGTGCTCTTGATGTTCTATAGATTAACATTGCATCTTCAGCAAGTAAAAGTTGTTTCCAAATTCTTCTAATTTTATCTAACATAGAAGTTCCATAAGGAAGTTTTCTATCATCACCTAATAATCTAAAGTGAGCGACTTCCCATGCTTGAAATTCCAAATCTTTATTCTTCCATTGAAATCTTAATTCACGTGTTGGAACTTTAATATCATGAGGTCCTGCGGTTTTTGTTCCAGCACCTTCGATTCTTTCAATTTCAATATTTGGTAATTGTTGAACTCCAACAATACCTTTTTCAGGGTCAATCTTTAAATAAACAAAATCATCACCGTACTTAGACATACCACGAGCCCACATTTGTAGGTTAGTATTGATATCCATTTTTGTGTGGAATAAATCTTGAAGTATTGATTTAATTCTATCTGATTCAGAATATATTGTAAGGATTTCACCCTTCTCTGACATTGTAGTTGATTCTTCAGCGTATATATCTAATGCTGCTGAAACTTCAGGAGTAAACTCCATAGATTCATAGTCGTAGTATGCTGCCATTCTATTCGGTTCATAATAAACCGATTGATTATAAAGAGATTGATCTAATTTTGTCCACTTGTCAGCAATGTATTGACTCTGTTGAGCCTGTAACATTGCCTTTTCATAATCTTCTTTACTATCCGTTTTTAATAATTCATCTTTGTTGAAATTAAATGATGGTGCCTGATCAGCTTTAATTTGACCCGGAAAACCAAACATTCTTGTTAGTTTCTGAAAGACGGTAGGATTTTGATTTGCCATTCTATATAAATACTTTTCTTTATAATATAAACTAAATATTTGGTATTTGGAATATTATTTAGATTTCCCAAATAACCACATATGTTCTTTATATGCGTCTTTAGGTACGTTTGTTGGGTTGTCTTTGTGATAAATGTCGTTAGTGTCCATACCCATAGCCCCTATTTGGTCAAAAGATGAACCATAAGAATAATGAGTTTTGGCCGGTTCGTAAGTTCTTTCAGACATAACCCATGAATCTATCATTGCTTTATTTTTGGAATCATTTTTTTGTAATTGATTGAATGAAATATCACCAGCATATAATGCCATAGACATACTCATAATTGAGTCATCGTGCATTCCTTTCATATGGTCAGGTCTTCCATTCAGATAAACAAACGTATTGAGTTCATTTAATAATCTACTAGACCTTACTAAAAATCCTTTTCTAAGTTGTTCTTCAAAGGCCGCCACGATTTGGGTTCTTTTATTGTTAAAACTAATTCCTGGTATTTTATCTAAAGCCTTTTTATTGTATTCCCAAATGTTCTGTGTGTTAATACCATCAATGAATAAACTTTTATAATTCATTTCTTGTAACTTTCTAGATGTTGCAACTCCCATACCACCTGTGATATCAATTACAATGAAAGCGTCATATAAAATACCCCATTTGTATGCTATATTCGCCAAATCATCTGGAGGTATTTTACCAATATATTCAACAACTTGTTCTCTATCGTCAAAATCAATAATATTAATTGATGAAAAGTCCTCACTATCCCCTCTACTAACATCCACACCCATAATATAACGATGACCTTCAATTGGTTCTTTCCATTGCCAGAAAGTACCTTGCATGTATTTTTCTTTAGGAATACGAATCATATTTTTTGCTATGTTCTCTTGAATATCAGTAGGTATAACCCCATCACCTGAACCTAAGAAATCACATTCCAACTCCTGAGCAATTTTACGTCTATCGTATTTGAATTTTTTAGACATTGATTCAAACCAAGATGAAAATGGTTTATAACCATCCTCAATTAGTTTATTGTACTCTTTCATATCAAAATCATGTAGAACAACTTCATCATCATTATATTGTTCTCTATTCAACATGTAGTGACAGATGTCTTGACATTTAACCCAACGTAAATCTTTGGTGTAACGAGGGTCTTTAAACCATCTTAAATCAGTTATATGGAAATCATTGATTCCACGTAATGCTTGGTCGTAAACACCGTAATAGATAGCATCATAACCATTTGGTGTGGAGATAAGAATAATCTTACCACCCGTTGATAGGGATGCCATAGATGCCGCCCAAAAATCATCACCCGCTTCAATATATGCAGCCTCATCAAATACAAGTATGGTAGGTGTATAACCACGAAGGGCATCCGCCGATGTTGCAACCGCCTTAACCTCACAACCATTATTTAATCTAAATCTACTTTCTGAGTTTTTATCAGGTGAGAACCCAACATTAATCCAATCAGGCCATTGTTCTATGAAATGTCTAACCTTATTAGCCATCTCCACCGCGGTATCACGTTTGTTCGCGATAAGTAGAACCCTTTCAGGATTATCAGGTTTTGCTAATTGTAATTTTTTTGATAACCATGCTGCAGTTACAGTTGTAACTCCAGCTTGTCTATACTTTCTTGTAATGTTTTCGTTGTAATTTTCGTAATCGTTAATTAATTGAATTTGGTCCTCAAACAAATCCATCGGGACATACTTCTTCTGTGTATTGTCAAACGTTTGAAGGTATGTTCTAAGGGCGTATGGGGTATCTTTAATAATCTTAGCATACTCCATTAATTGTTCTGCTCTGGTATTCATATATGTATAAATACAAAAAAAGGTGGTTATTGTAAACCACCTTTGTATTATTTCGTAGGTCTATCTAAACCTAACTCTTTAAAGAGGTCATCATCGTCATCCTCTTCGTCATTATCATTAGATAAACTAATACCAGGTATTCCTGATATAAAATCTTTTAATTCATTGTTATCTGTTTCATCGGAAACATTATTTAAATCCTCATCAAATTCCGCCATTGTCTGTTCGTAATCGTAATTGTTAATGTCTTCTTCAATTGCTCTTACTAAAGTTTCCATTAAACGATTTCCACTTTCAGAGTTAGAAACAACTTCCTTCATAAACACTAAAAACTCTTTTGCTGGTTTTTTGAAAATATGTTGGAAAACCATTAATTGAATAATTGATTTTGTTTCGTCAGTTAATACATCTTCAGGAAATTTAGACCTAATTCTATCCCAAATTACAGGTCCTAAACGTAAATCCCACATTTCTTTTTCTAATGTATCTTCACTATCTTCAATTGCTGTAAAATCTTCTTCATTACCTTCTTCATCTCTTTTTCTACCGTGTAATGCAACCAACTCTAATGTTCCTTTAATTAATTCATGTATTAAAACTGGAAAGTTTACCGCTCTTGCTTTAACCGTTGGTGGGTCTGTTTGTCTATCAACATCTTCTCTACCTGCAATCGCACCCGCCTGTCCCATTGATTTCATAGTTTCATCAGGTAATTGCCAATATAATGCGTCATTTACTGACATCATAATACCGTACAATCCAATGATTCTATCATTACCCACAATTTCTCTAACTCTATCTTCAACATAATGATACATATAGTGACCTCTTTTAGATGCCCCCTGTATAATTGTATTAATAAATCTTCTTTTTGCTTTCTCTAAATTAAGATTTTCTAAATCATTAACGATTTCAATTTCATTACCAAAATTCATTTCCTCTTCACCACCCTCTTCGTCACCACCTTGTTCTTCCTCATCATGACCAAAATCTTCAGGGTTAAATTCACCCATACCAATAATTCTTGCATCATATTGAACTGAACCTTCTGGAATACCTAATTCTTTTTTAACTAAATCTACCGCTAACGCTTCCAATTCTCTTCTATGATTTTGTTCAAACGATAAAATTTGATTATGAGCACTCATCATTTGTTGCATCAATGGGCTCATACCTTGCATACCACTTATAGTTGAATTGGTACCCGTATATTGTCTCATTTTCTCAACAACTTGTTTATATCTTTCTGAAGCTAAAAGTTCTTGGAAGTTCTTATTAGGTTCATTTCCCGTCTGTGGTAATGGTATTTTTTTCAACGGAGTTTCTCCCGATGATAATTTATCTTGTACCCCTTGGTCAGGTCTATCTTGTGAATCAAAGTCCATCGGCATTTCGTTCAAATTTTCTTTGATTAAAGATAAGAGTTTTTTCTTAGATATTCTCATTATTAGTTAACTTTTTTTTCTTCCGCCATTTTAGCCTTTGGTTTTGGGTTTGGTCCCGGGCCAGGTTGTTTAAAAGGAGTTTTTCTTGGGTCTTCTCTTCTTGTCGGTGTAGGTCTTGTACCTGGTTTTGTTTGTGGTGCAGGTTTACTTGGTGCTGTTTTTGGTTCAGCATCTACAATTGCATCATATGACATAAACTCAGGAATACCGTTGTGTCCCTTTTTAACTTTAGGTCCGTGTTGAACCATTGTATTTGACTCGGTAAGTTTAGTTTGGATAAGTTCCATAATTTCGCTTTTAGACGTAAAACTATGAAATTCTTTATTCTCTACCAAACCTTTAACCCAATTTTTTACTTCTTTAATATCTTCTTTTTTACACTTACATTTAGATTCCACCTTTCCACAATCATCACATTTTTTAATATTTTTAAGTTGTGGAAAATCTTCTTTAGATTTCTCTAACGCCTTTTCACTTCTTTCATTGTGATAATCACCTTCTTCCACATCTTCTTCTTTTTTCTTTTTATGACCGTTAAAATTTGGACTAGGTCGTTTTTCTGGTTTATAAGGATTTTTTTTCATTCTTTCTTTTGATTCGTTGTCTTTTTTCCAACTATTGACAAAATCTTCATGTGCTTTATCGATTTCGTGGTCCTCAGGTTCTCTACCTAAATCTTTACTTAATTTATCTTTAATTACACCAAGCATAAGACCATTTAATGATTCATCCACTTCTCCCTCTTCAGTTTCACCTTCTTCTTTTTTCTTTGGTGTAGATTTCTTTTTAGGAGAACTTGATTTTTTAGGTGTTCCTCCAAATAGAGAGGTACTACTTGATTTTGAACCTTTTACGGTTAAACCCATATCAGCCTCATTTACATCTTCTTTAGCTTCACCTTTCTTTTCTTTGTTTAAAATTGCAAAGTCCTCAGCATCAATTTCACCGTTATGGTTTTTATCAATGTTCTTTTGTTTACCCTTTAATTCCTCTTCAACCTCAACCTCAGTATTTGGGTCATTTGCCAAATCTTTTAATTTTTGATCTGTTTTTAATTTGTCAGCATCAATAACAATTCTTTCATGTAAATCTGAAAGTTGTTTATCACTAAATCTAACCAATGTTTTTTCAGAAAATCCTTCTTTGATTAACTGACTAACTATAACGTCTCTTTTCATAATTCTTTGATTTTAATTTCTTCGTTTAATAAACTATAATTCCTATTTTTTAATTTTTTTGTGACAGATTCAATTGGTTCCCCGAATTTAAATGTTAATCTTTCAAATTCGTTATCAAAATCGAACTTTTCCCATGCCAATGATATTACACCATCTACGGCATCAATAACTCCGAAAAAATCGGAGTTTTGTATAAGTTCTAATTGTAAATCTGTATCTTTTAATAATCCAACTACATCAACATATTCGACGTCAGGTGATTTAGACCTTGAGACAGACGATGCAGGTATTGCAAACCAATCTCCCATGTCAATTTCGGTACTTTCACTAAATACGAATTCGTACTGTTTTTGACCTTTGTAATCCGAACCGATTTCATTGACATATATAAGATGCATTTATTTAAAGTATTTGTGTAAAGTTTGACTAATACTACTATTGATTTCATTCTTGATTTCATCTAAATCAAGTTCTTGAATATTATCTTCGTTATATTCGTCACCTGTTTCTTTAATTGAGTATTTTGATAAATCAATTTCATCTGTGTCCATTGGGGTTTCAACAAATTCTTCTAATGAACCCATAGCATCGTATTCACCCATTTCAGCTTCAGGTTCTACTGCTGGTTCCTCAGAAGGAACTTCCGCACTTGGTTCTTCTGAACCCATTCCACCTTCTTCTTCCTCTCTTTCAAATTTCTTAGCAACATCTTCAATATCTTCATCAGATAATTTATCCAAATCAACCGCCGAAATAATCATATTTAAAATATATTTGATATCGTCACTTTCCATTCTATCATGTAAATCTCTTAATTCTTGACCTAATTTACCCGCATATTTTTGAGCTTCAGCCATATAACTTGAACGTTTTCCCATATCTTCTCCACCATCTGTTGGAGGTGTTTCTGAAGGTACAGAACCGCCATCTGTTGGTGCAGCATCGGGTGCTGGTTGAGTTGACATATCGTCCACAGGTGCCTCAGGAGCATCCATAGATGGTTCTGGCATTGGCATTTCTTCTTGTGGTTTGTTTTGTTTTAAAACATACTTTGTTGCTTCTTGTAATTCGTCTTGACCTTTTAACAATTCAAGTCTCTTAAAAGCATCACCATAAGATGAAAATTTGTTTTTGTTTTTCATAAACATTCCACCGATATAATCAAGCGATTGCTCATTTAAACCTCTTTTAACATAGTATGCGTCTTTCTCTCTCACAATACCATATACACCACCTGTTTTTGATTCCTGAACTAATTCAGCCTTCATAGATGATGATTTCTTATTATTGTTGTAGTATGTTAACTCAAGAATCCTTTTTAATTTCTCATCTGAGTTAAGTTTTTCACTACCAAGTGGTTTTATTTCTGCCATTTTATAAATTGTTAGATATACTTATTCTTATCCTATAAATACATAGATATATAGAAAAAAATAGGTATAGTTATTGTTCTACAGACAATTTTTTATCTGTTAGTGTTATTTTAAGTTTTAATAATTTCCCAATGTATCCGTTTCGTCTTAATAATTTGAATGTTAGATTCTCGTAAGAGTACTCCCCACCTGAATCTAATCCACTTTGTCTAAACGATTTAATCTTAGCTCTGATGTTCTCAATATCATTTAATACGTCCACACCCTTATTCCCCTTTTCAACGATTTTATCTATTTTCTTTATATACTCCTCTCCCTTTTGAAGAATCATTCTATCATCAATATTAGGGTTCTTTTGTTCAGGTTCAATAATCCATTTGTTATGTAAGATAGAATAAACGCCAGATGAAACGTGTTCTTCATTGACGTCTTGTACGTATAATTCAACGTCATATCCTTTAATTACGATATCATGTTTTTCATTCCAAATATTCTTTTTAGCATCAAAAAACTCTTTAAGAATTTCAGAATTGTATTTAGATTCTTTATAATCAATTACAATATGTAGGTCAACATCGGAAAAATTTGACCAATTGTAATTAGCCAATGAACCAGTTAAAACAATATCGTGTATGAAAAATTCAACTCCAAGGGATTCAATAAAGTCATCCGAAATTTTTAATAATGCGATTTTAATATCATCACGCATCAAAAATTTACCTTTATCCCCCTCAAAAATTTGATTAGATAAGGTATCTTTAGATTTAAAAGATTTGATAATTTTCTTATCACCTTTTTTATCTTCAATTAATTCTTCAAATAAACTCATCCTTGTTTTGTATACTTATGACTTTTGGCGATATTCTCGTTGAAGTATTTTCCGTGGGATTCGGCTAACCTAAATTTGGTGAACTTCTGCCAAGGAACTTTATTGTATACATAAATACTTCCGTTGTTAAAAACGACGGTTAAGTCCTCTGTTTCTGTATTGTATGTTGATTCTTTAAGGTTGGAAGATTGGATAGTAACTGTAATAAGTTTACCCTCAATTTTTTCTGATATGATACCCATAGTATATTGTTTATATATTATAGATAATAAATATCAAAAAATAAACCCCTCATTTAGAGGGGTTTAAATTTAATTAGATACTTTTTACTTTTTTATAAGTAAAGTTGTTTGAAATGTTCTGATTAAAGAACTTTCCTTGTGACTTAGCCAATCTAAACTTAGTAAATGTTGTTGATGGTACATTTTGGTACTCATAGGCAACTCCACTGTTGAACAAAACTCGTAAGTTTTCTTTTAAAGTGTCGTAAGACGCAGATTTAAGACTAGTTGATTTAATTGAGGCATAAATCATTTTTCCGTTGATTTTTTCTTTTTTTACTGACATGGTGTATAATTTTATATTACTAATTTAAGAAATAAAATTGATAAAAAAAAATTAATTCAAAGAAATTTGTCTTTCTAATGATTTTTTCCTGTCAATCGGTAAAACCAACTCTAATACTCCGTTCTCAACTTTACCTAAAATATCTTTTTCTCTCACATCATCAGGTATGTTATAAGATTTAATGAAACTACCAATAAAGTGACGTGTTTTATCACCTTCAATTTTTTCATACGAAATCTTTAGTATACCATCTTTTGTTGTGATTTTTATGTCTTCCTTGGTCAAACCTGGAACACATATTGAAACTTTATATTCAGTTTCATTTTTGGCGATGTTAGTTTCAGGTGTAGATAAGAATCTGTTGTTATCTAATCCTGTAAAAAATGGGTCTTTAAATAATGTAATCATAGTTATATGTTTTTTTATTTTAATAACAAATACTTTACCAACATATATTTTTGGACAACTTGTCATTATATTTAAAAACTTTTTGACAATTTGTCTCACGTTTGTTTTTTAGTATTATTTGTGTTATGTTTGTATTGAATTAAACTTATATCATATGTCAGTAGATTTTTTTGAAGATGGTCCAACCACAAACCCAAAGAAAGTTAGAAAAGGTTCTAACACCCCAATTTTAGATAACTTCTCTCGTGATCTTATTAAGATGGCCGAGGAAGGTAAGATTGACCCTATTGTTGGTAGGGACGTTGAAGTAAAAAGAATTGCACAAATTCTATCTCGTAAAAAGAAAAACAACGCAGTTATTGTTGGTGACGCTGGTGTCGGTAAATCTGCATTAGTTGAGAAACTTGCGTTAATGATTCACAAAGGTGATTGCCCAACAAATCTTTTAGATAAAAGAATTATGTCTTTGGATTTAACATCACTTGTTGCTGGAACAAAATATCGTGGTCAATTTGAAGAAAGAATTAAGGCAATTTTAAATGAGTTGGTTGAAGCACCGAACGTAATTGTTTTTATTGATGAACTTCATACCATGGTTGGTGCAGGAAATGCGAGTGGTTCTATGGATGCCGCAAATATTCTTAAACCAGCATTAGCAAGAGGTGAAATACAATGTATTGGTGCAACAACTTTTGATGAATTTAAAAAACACATTGAAAAAGACAGTGCGCTCGTTAGAAGATTTCAAAAAATAATCCTAAAGGAACCAACAGAGTTAGAGACAATTGAAATTTTAAAAAATCTAACAACATCATATCAAGATTTTCATAAAGTAACGTATGAGGATGGTGTAATTGAAGTAATTGTAAGGTTAGCAGGAAGATACATAACCGAAAGACAATTTCCCGATAAGGCAATTGACGTATTAGATGAATTGGGTTCTGAAAAAAGAATATCAACAAGAATTCCTGAATCAATTGAAAAATTAAAATTTCAAATTGATGAAATCAAAGAGAAAAAAATACAAGTTGTTAAAAGTCAGAATTACGAACAAGCGGCAAAATTGAGAGACGAAGAAAAGAAAGTAGTTACTAAACTTGAAGATGAGAAATATAAATGGTCTGAAAAACAAAAAGACAATAAGATACCAATTACTATTGATAATGTTTATGAAATCATTTCTCAAATGACAGGGGTTCCAATTAGTAAACTTGATGCAAAAGAAACTCAAAAGTTATTACAACTCGAGGATTTGTTATCTGAAAAAGTTATTGGTCAACCTGAAGCGATTTCTACAATATCAAGGTCAATCAGAAGAAATAGAGTAGGTATTAAAGACGCGAATAAACCTATTGGTTCATTCATATTCTTAGGTTCAACTGGTGTAGGTAAAACTTATCTTGCTAAAACATTAGCACAATACTTGTTTGGTGATGAAGATAAAATCATTCGTGTTGATATGAGTGAATATATGGATAGACACAACGTATCAAAATTAATTGGTTCTCCCCCAGGTTTTGTTGGGTATGATGAAGGAGGTCAGTTAACCGAGAAAGTTAAAAATAACCCCTTCTCTGTCATTTTATTTGATGAAATTGAGAAAGCACATAAAGACGTGTTCAACATACTATTACAAATTTTAGATGAAGGTCATTTAACTGATTCATTTGGTAGAAAAGTTAATTTTACAAATTGTTTGGTTATTATGACATCTAACATTGGGGCGAAACGTGTTTCTGAATTTGGTGGTGGTGTTGGATTTAGTACATCATCAAGCGAAGTTCAAAAATATGAAGTTAGAAAAACAATGATACAAAAAGCGTTGAAACAACATTTTAATCCTGAGTTTTTAAATCGTATTGATGACATAATCTTATTTAATGCACTGAACGAAGAAACATTGAAAAAAATTATTGACCTTGAAATTAATAGATTGTCGAATAGATTAAAAGATAAAGGATATAAAGTTAATTTTGATAAAACAGTCACCAATAGAGTATTTGAATTAAATTCGCAAGAAGAATATGGAGCTAGACCAGTAAAAAGAATTATTCAAAATCTTTGTGAGGATTTTTTAAGTGAAGAAATTTTAAAAGGTAATATTGTTGAGGGTAAATTAATAAATCTCAAATATAAAGACGAAAAATTAACAATCTCAAAAAAATAATTTTAAGTTTTATGGATAAAAATTTATGGGTTTTTGGTGATTCGTTTACTTCATCGTTTAAATTACAAAAAGAAGGTAAAGTTTCGTATGATTATGTAAAATACAAAGGGTACCCACCGAAAGTTTTTTCTGAAATTATAAGTGAAACCATCAATATAAACTTAATTGATAAATCTATTGCGGGAACATGTAATCAAACAATATTTCATTGGTTTGTTGATAATATAAATCGAATAAATGATGGTGATATTGTTATTTTTGGTTGGACCCAAAATATGAGATTTAATGCTGCAACAAAAGATAATAGACTTTTTCCTATTTTAATTGGCGGTGCAAATGAAAAAGTTTACAATTTTATTGATGTTTCATTTGAATCATTAGTTGATTTATCAATGAATAGATTAAAATATTCAGTTTTTTGGACTGAGGTTACCGACTACATTAAGGTCATTAATCATATTTTAAAAAATAATTTGGTTTACCATTGGACATGGGTCGACCCATCTAACGATTATCAATTAGATAATGATGATTACCAAAAAGAATTTTATGATTTTTTAATTCCGTTTAAAAAACGTCCTTCTATTACAATTGAAACCAATAATCTTGTTGATGATTTTCATTGGGGGGAAGAGGCTCATAAAGATTTTGCGATTGAAATTTTAAAATATATCGAATTAAATAAAAATTTTAATAAATAGTTGACTTTTTAGTAAAGTTATATATATTTATATCACTATAGGTTCTCTTTGTCGATAACCTTTTCGTTTCTTAAATTAAGTGGGGTTGAACCCACCGAAAGACCTTAAACCCCGACATCTCGTTGGGGTTTTTTTATGGAATTTGGTTTTATCGTTAAACTTTCGTATATTTACTATATATGAAAAAATTAACATTTATCTTAGCTCTTGGTGTAGCACTTACACTAACAGCATGTGGTTCAGGGTCAGCCGCAACAGAAACAACGGACTCTACAATGGCTCCTGTTGCAGATACAACTGCAGTAGTTGCTGATTCAACAGTGGCACCTGTAACAGGTGGTGAAGTAAAAACTGAAATACCACAAAAATAAGAAATCGGGGTTGGTTTCATACTGACCCCAATTTTTTAATTCTAAATCTCTCCTATGGATAGTGTAAACGAAGCTCAGGGCGAATTAATATTATTAAGAGGGTTACCTGGTTCTGGTAAATCAACGTTAGCTAAAATCATATTACAACTTAGAAGTACAGATGAACCTGAGGTTTTATCGGCTGATGATTTTTTTATCAACGAAAATAGTGAATACGATTTTGATTCACAAAAAATAAAAGAAGCGCATAACTATTGTCAATTTAGATGTTCAGAAAGGATGAGACAACAAAAGGCAAGGATAGTTGTTGCAAATACTTTTACTCAAGAATGGGAAATGGACGAATATTTTAAAATGGCAGAAAGGTACAATTATCGTGTTCATACGGTGGTTGTTGAAAATAGACATGGTAATGAAAATGTTCACGGAGTTCCCGAAGATAAACTTCAACAAATGAAGAATAGATTTCAAGTTAAACTTTAATGAGTCAATTTATTTCTTCTTATGTTAAAACAATTAACCCAAAACCAAAGATGAAATTTCACGCTAACTTACATAGAAACCAATGGTTAATATATCCATTACCTTTTGTTTATTTTTATTTTGAAACATGTCAACCCGATTCTCATGTATCAATTTGGAAAAACAAAATGTGTGGAGTATATTTGTCCTTTAATTGGTTGAAACATACCTACAACATCGGATTTCACAAAACAATAAACTAATGTTAGAAATTTTAGAGAAATATTATACTGATGGTTTGTTGCATAAACAAACACATCCTACTAAAGATTTGACTATATGGAATTATTCTCCTAAAGTTCAATATGAGCGTCTTTGGGATGAAATAACTATTATGTGCCGTGGATTGGTTACCAATTCAAAAGGTGAGATTGTTGCAAGACCATTTAAGAAATTTTTTAACTACGAAGAACATAAACCAGAAGAAATACCTAATGAAGATTATGTGGTCTATGAAAAGATGGATGGATCGTTAGGTATTCTTTTTAATTATGAAAATGAATGGATATTATCAACACGCGGATCCTTCACATCACAACAGGCAATTAAGGGTAAAGAAATTCTTGATAAGAAATATGATGTTAGTTCATTAAGAAAAGACAACACATATTTGTTTGAAATAATTTTCAAAGAAAACCGAATAGTAGTAAATTACGGTGATGAAGAAAAGTTAGTTTTACTTGGTGCCATTCATACTGAAAGTGGAAATGAAGTTCCTGACAGTTCTTTATTCTTTATGCAAGAAGGTGGTTGGGAATTAGTAATGACATATAAAACATGGGGAGAAGGATATGATTTACTTAAAGAAGAAATACAAAAGGATAGAGAGGGATATGTAATTAAATTTAAGAATGGTTTTCGTATGAAAATCAAAGGGGAAGAGTATAAAAGATTACATAAAATATTAACCAATTTTTCATCCAAAGATATTTGGGAATTATTGAGGGATGGAAAACCTATGGATGAATTTTTAGATAGGGTACCTGATGAATTTTACAAGTGGGTTAAACAACAAGTGAGTTCTTTTGAATATGCCAAATACAGAATTGGAGAACATTGTGGTAAGATACATGATTATTTTAGATACGGAAAATATGGAGATGTAGACCCTGAACCAACAAAAAAAGATTTTGCATTACATTTAGAAAAATGTGATGTTGAAACATTTTATAGACCAATATTATTTGCAATGTGGGACGGAAAACCATATGAACATATTATTTGGAGAATAATGAAACCTAAATACGAAAAACCATTTAAGAAAGATGAAAATTAATAATAAATTGAGATTATATCTTGATGATGTAAGAACACCATTAGCTAAAGATTGGATAATTGCCCGTAATTATGATGAATTTGTGGCTGCAATTAAATTACACGGATTAGGTAATTTTGAAGTTATATCTTTAGATCATGATTTAGGTGAAGGTGCCATGATAGAATATTATACAAATGTAAAAAATAATTATATGTTGGATTATAACAACATAGAAGAAAAAACTGGTATGGATTGTTGTAGATATTTGGTTGCTGAAAGTATGAATGAAAAAATACCCTTACCTCAAATTTATATTCATTCGGCAAATCCTATTGGTAGTGCCAATATGATGGGATATATTAACAATTATTTAAAAAACTGTAGGTTACCTCAAACCTGTATAAGTGTTAAAATTGAACATACAATAGATGAACCGTTAATGTTATCCCCAGAGGCTAGAAAAGCAAAATGGGATAAATCTATGGATAACGAATAAATTTTTTGTTGTTTTATTAAAATGTTGTAATTTTGATGTACGAACTAAATTAACTAACTTACTAAACACCATTTAATGCGAAAAAATAAAAATGAAGAACCATTTAAGTCGTTGATAATCAAGGACAAGTATAAAAATTACGAAGATTTTTATAGTGAGAATAAAACGTTAATTTATAAATCAATTTTAAATGTTTTTGAAGAATTTAAAACTACAAGTAAAGAAAATCTTACTTTTTATATCTCGGCAAAAATAAAAAATGAAGAATGGGATACTGAATTTAAATTTCATAAACAAGAATCTATAATATTGAAAAGGGATTTAATTCCACATTTTGAAGAAATCGAGGATTATGAAACTTGTATTGAGATAAATAATTTATATAAAGAATTGACTTCTTAAAATCTAATTAATATATTAGTAAAGTATCAGGAGAGAGGTACATTTATTTTTTGTCACATCCTCGAGGTTTATACTTCGGGGATTTTTTTTATAATACCATTCTACTACCTATCTGAAAGTTGCTTAAAAATACGGAATACGGTTTAGTATTACCACTTATTTTGTAATTAAACGCAAACCCAAATCTCTTACTAAGTTTATAATCAAATGCGGTTCCTAATAAGAAACCCATATGTCTATTAACTGTCGATGCCCCTGTGACACTATTCCAAGAGATAGGTGAGAACATCGTGAACACTTGAGGTGATATTGTAAGTTTTTTTGAATAGACGTAAGGTTTGGTCCAAAATGCAATTGCAGAACTTGCCATATTATAATCAAACCCACCATTATCGTTTTTAAGAAATAAATTAATGACACCAACGTTATAACCAAATGTTCCCTTTTTAGGTGTTGGTTTAATCCAAGTATAACCCATTAAGTTCATATAGTTACCTGCCAAATATGCAAATGCTGTTCCGTATGAGTGTATTGCGTCTAATTGTCCATCTTCGGTCATTTTCATTTTTGTAATACCTCCTGTTAATATAATAGAACTTAAGTCACTATTCACTATCAATCCACCACTATAACTTACATCACCAGCCATAGATGATTTACTAAGTCCTAATGATATAGACGCTAAAAACTTACCTCGTTCCGTTTCTGCCGTTGTTATATCTGATGCAAGTAATGTTGGATTTGTTACTTCTTGTTTTTTCTTTTTTTCTTCTTCTTTTTTCTTTTCTTCCTCTTTCTTTTTCTCTTCCTCTTTTTTAGCTTCTTCCTTTTTTTCCTCAGTCTTTTTTTCTTCTGATTTCTTTTCTTCGGTTTTAGTTTCCTCTTTCTTTTCTTCGGTTTTAGCTTCAGTTTTCTTTTCCTCAGTTTTTTGTTCTGCGGGTTTATCCGATTTAGTTTCGGCAGGTTTAGTTTCTGTGGGTTTTGCCTCAGCAGGTTTTGCTTCCGTTGATGACGAACTACTTGATGAAGAAGATGAACCGCCACTTGCCGGAGGTGGGGATGACGAACTACTTGCAGGTGGTGGTGCCGCTGTTGGTGGGGGAGCGGCAACTACGGGTGGTGGCGGAGGAGGTGCAATGTTTATTGGTGGTGGAGTTGATGCTGCTGCGGATGCTGCCGCTCCACTTGCTGCGGATGATGCTGCCCCACTTGCCGCTCCGCTCGCTGCAGATGATGCAGCTCCACTTGCGGCTCCACTCGCCGCACTTGCCGCCGCCTTTGCGGCTGCATCTGATGCCGCTTTTGCTGCCGCGTCTGATGCAGCTTTCGCCGCGGCATCTGCGGCGGCCTTTGCGGCTGCGTCCGCCGCTGCTCTCGCCGCGGCATCTGCTGCTGCTCTTGCTGCGGCTTCCTGTGCTAATCTTATTGCGTCGTTTTGTGGACAAGGTGTTGCGAATATACTATTAACCCAAACTTGAAACGCACCACTACTCATGTCGGCTAACGTAACTATTTTAGACTTACCTCTAATAACGGCTATTGTTTGATTTTGACCAAAGGGAATTGTTACCACGTAAACTTTATTGTCACATGGATCTATATATGTTTGTGTTATAGTACTTTGACTAAATGACTTACTACAAAAAAATAATATTAGGAGAGAGATAATATATTTTTTCATTATTTGTTATTCAAACCAATTGCTATTTGTGTGTATCCTCTTATTGGGTCAGCATCTACTTTTAATGTAACAAATTTAAAATCTTTTATAATACCAACTTTAAATGTTGTAAATGATGAATTTGATTTTGGAAACGATATACCACCAATATCATCTTTACCTTGCCATCTAATAACTTCATTACCGAATCCTATCATACCGTGTATTCCTATTTTACCAATTCTTTTACCACCACCAACATAGAAAGTTGATTCTTTTTTCCAATCGTTTTTACTTAATGGGAAATCAACATTGTTAATTTGACCATATGGATAATAGCTGTTTTGGTCTATTGCGTAAGTCATTACATAGTCCATAATAAAATATCCTTTATTACCACCAATCAATCCCCAGTAAGCAATTTGTTTATTATTTGTATGTCCTATACCCGCCGAAAATAATACAGGTGTTGAAGTGACCGTATCTCTTTTACCATTCTCATATATTCTAACTACACTTCTTTGTCTCCATCCATAATCATCATACCATATATAAGGATAAGGTTGATACCATCCCCATACACCATATTGTAAACCATACGGATTGTATGTTGTAGGTCTATATCTTCTTGTTAAAGGTTGTCCCTGAAAATTATCACCTGGTCTTATTGGTGCAGTTTGTGTTCTCCATTGACTCACATTATTTTGTTGTTGTGGTACAGATGGTTGAACTCTTGGTGCTGATTGTGTTGTTTGTGGTGAAACACTTCCACCTGTTTGTCTCCAAGAACTAACTTGAGCATTCAACATTATTGTGCAGAATAATATTAATATTAATATTAAACCTGTAACTAATAAAACCTTTTTCATACTGTTTCAGTTAAAATTGTGGTTAGTAAATAACCGGTTATTATTGGGGCTGGTGAAAATATTAAAAAAAAGAACAACAACCTCCAAACTAATGGGTCAACATTGGTACGGTGACTTAAACCACTACACACACCAAAGAAAACTTTATCGTCGTGAACTCTCTTAAACTTTTTCATATAATATAAATATTAAAAAAGGGGTTATAAAACCCCTTTTAAACATATTCTATCTAATTCTTCTTGTCTTAAACCTATGGTTGAATCTATTTGTCCTCCCTCGGATAAAATATTTACCAAATAAAGACCAAATTTTTTATCACTTATCTCTATTTCTTGTCCATGTATAAACCCCATATCCATTAATCTTAATCTCATACATGGTACACAATTTTCACAAGGATTATTTTGTGGAACGTCCACTACTTCGTATTTCATTATTTCGTGAATATACCTTTTTTAATCATCCTATCCAAGATATTAGCACATGCAATATCTAAAGCTTTCTTTGTTGCAATACTAATTGTTGATTGATTGAATTTAATTGGGTCTATCGTAGCGTCTGATAAAAGGGTTAACTCTCTTTTTGTTGTTGCCTCACCTAATCCTGACCCACCAAACAAGACTCCTGTCTCTGCATCTGTAAATCTAACTTGGAGACCTATACGAGTTACCATATTGTCTTTAATACCGTCTTTTAGGTTGATAGTTTCATCTTCTGACACCGAGTAGTCATAACACTCAATAGTTACAAAATACTTCGCCAAATTGATTTTACCACGACCATCTAATTTATTCTCTGAAATACCTGCCTGAGATGCTTTAAATTGTAGAAGCATCCTATTTTTTATTTCCGTTTTATCTTCGGTAAATTTGAACCTGTTTAGGTTTTCAAGGTATTCCATTGATATATTTGCAACCCCTAAACCAACTCTTTTTTCTTTCAATTCAGGATACATCTCATACATTTCATCAGAAATTCCAGCCTTTAATATTTGAATTGGAATTTGGGGACCATCGTAATCCATATACGCAGAAATATCTTTCTTTTTCTCAAAATCCGCTTTATAATCCTCTGTCTTAGTCTTACCTATTGTTTGACTACTTGCAACAAGACTTACTAAACAAACGCTTAATAATATAAATAATTTTTTCATATATTTTTTTTAAGGGTTCCATTTATTTAATGAACTAATATATCCATCGGTCATGTGGTCTTTAATGTTCTTACCCGTTACCATAGATTTCAAATAATTCCAAGCACGTTCCCAATCAATCATGAACTTCTTAATATTACCCTCACTATCGATACGTAACATCTGATTGACGTGATAGTATCCAATATATGGAGAATGTGTTACCACGTCGTTATTATGAACGATTCTTAATGACTCAATTGGTGATTTATCAAAGTTCTGTTTGAATACTTTATTTCCAACTCTTGGACTACCGATAGTGCAACATATAATCTTATTTGATTTATAAATTGAATAAATCTCATATGCACACAAAGTAGAAACCGCAGCTCCCAAACTGTGTCCACAAACAACAATATTATCAACTTCACCTTCTCCACCTAATGTGGATAATGCTTTTTCAAATGATTTATAAGTTTCGTCTTTAACAGCGTCCCAAGATGATTTAAAACCAATATGGACTTTCTCACCTTCTTGAATAAATGGAACTTTGTCAATTGACGCGTCGTTTTGGAAATCCTTTTTAGAAGAACTTCCTCTCCAAACGATATAGATGGATTTGTCTTTTGTTGCAACAAATCCTTGTGTGTCTGTTTTTTTATCGTCAATCCATTTAATTAATTTTAATCTTTGTGCTTTAAAATCAATGTCTTTTTGTTCTGAATATACTTTGTCAGTTAAACCAACATTATATAGTATTTCGTTTTTTGTCATTTTGTTTTTGTTTTAGATTGATCACCCTTCTTTAAAAATATATCAAATATTGTTTTAGGACAATATTCTACAAGTAATATTAAACCCTTCCTCAATGTGGAGTTTTTTACGACGTGATTTAAAATTTCCTTAATAACCTCTTTAATGGCGAAATTTTTAGTGTCAAAATATGTTCCATCAAAATATCTTGGACTTGTTCCCTCACCACCTGGTGAACCGTGATGAGCACCTATAGAAGTGCGCCAATAGTCAGCGTGATTTTGCCATTCAGGAATTGAAACTAATTCAGGTGAATCAAAAAATAAGTTCCACGATAATACATTACCTTTTTGTAACATATTACCCGTACCTAAATTAAAAAGGTTTAAAAAGTATTGATTAAACTTATCTAATTTCTCATCGTTTGTTGGCACCATTCTTCCTATTTCCACATTGATATGTCCTGTACTATATGCTTCTTCCTTTATAGCAAAATCAGGATTCTTAAATCTTGGTGATAAACCCTTTCCAAGTTGGAATATAGGTTCTTTAGGATTTCCTGGTAGATGTGTTAAAACACGAATAGCATTATCTTTGTCGATAGGATATTTACGAGAACTATATTTTAATAATGGCCAAATTGCTCTTAATAGACCACCTTGATTTTCACCTGGTGTTAACCAAATTTTTCCCTCAACCATCATATCTGCCGCAATTTCCTTTGTGTCTTCATTAACCCATCCTCTTTGTCCTGTAACAGTTACTTCCACATTGATACAAATTTCATCCCCAATCCACATCCCTTGTTGAGGACATATTATGGAATAAATCCTACCTTCATTGGTGTATCCTATTCTAGAAATATAAGGAGCAAATTGTACATAACAACGCTTTGGGTCCTTTTCTCCATTTAGGGTATTCCAACTAAACATTGGCCATTTAACACCCCATTGTCTTTGTAGTAAATTAATGTTATCCATATTACCCAACATAGGTAATGAAGTTAAATCCGTAGTAGGATATAACATTTTCTTTTGTTTTTCAGATGGAAAGCCACCTTGCCATCCCGTAGGAATTTGTTCTTCTATCATATTGTATTTTGTTTTATATTTATTTTTTATTTATTAATTCTTCAACATACTTATCCCTTTGTTCTTGAAGATATTTGGTTCTCTCAAGTAATCTTGTTCTTTCGTCGTCGGTTAATTTTAAAACTAATGTTTCCTTCTCATCTACCATTTTCTTGTATTCATTAATTTGATTACTGAAATTGACGTTTTGATAATACAATATACCTACCAATAAAATGATGGTAAATGATTGTTCTTTTAATTTAGTAAAAAATACGTCTGTCCCGTTTTGTGATTGTCCCGCCATAAAATACTTTAATATAAATACACAAAAAAGGGAGTTTTTAACTCCCTTTCATTTAACCTTCCGTTTCGTCTTTCTTTTTGTGAGAGAATTTATCCAAAGTATCAGCACCCATTCCAATTCCCGTGATTAACATTACCGCATTCACCAATTCAGGTGATGGGGCAAAATCCGCGTGAGAGAACGAATTTAACATCATTGTTATACATAGGAATAATGCACCTATCATTGCTATTACCGGTTTTACCGATATTGATCCTCTTTCGTCTTTGAAAATTTCAACTACCCATTCTTTAAAGTTCATAATTATTATTTTTTGTCTTGTTTATTTATCCCTCAACGTCTTCACGTAAAAGTCCACATTTTTGACACTCCTCGTGTCCATCATGGTCAGAATCTCCCCACTCATGTACACATTGTCTGTGAGCGTGATGTTCAAATTCCAATTTTTCCATTTCTTGTTCATGTTCTTGTTGGTCTTTTTCCAACTCAAAATTTTGTTGGTTTTCAACTACAGCCAATTCTCTCGCAGCTTGAGCTCCTTGAACAAATGCATCAGGAATAATCGGTGTAAATGGTTTGTTACTTTCCTTTATGTCATTAACACTACCCAATGATACACCATCTTCCTCATCCATTTTTTGAACTAACATTTTGTCCTTATCAGTATCACTAAACCAGTAATCTATGATTTTACCATAACTACCAATAAATGCACCTAACAATAATAAAAGTAATTCCTTCCATTCAGCCGCCATTGGGGTTTTCAATGCGATTGCTGTAAACATACCTGCAATTATCATCATAAAACCTCCCAACACCATTGCAGATATGAACCATCTGCGTTGCATCATTGAGTTTAATAATTCTTTAAATCCACTTGGCGGTTGTTGATTACTCATCTTTTTTTAATTTAAAACTATATCTTATTAAAAACGTTAATAATCCAATAAAGAATATTACCGTTCCTATTTGATAGTATATTACCATTTAGGTGCTTCTTCTTTAAACTCATCACCTTCTTTCTTCTTAGGTTTTGCAACTGGTTGAGCTGGTTTACCGTCACCACCTTTATTGATGATTATAGTTTTACCTCCACCCGCTTGCTGAGTTTGAGTGTTTTGAATGTTGATTACAGGTGCCGCTTGTTGAACGGGAGCCTCTTTTTCGTCACCACCTGTTAATTTTGTTGTAAACCAACCACCAACACCTAATGTGATAGTGCTTACTAATCCGATAATAATGTTCTTAATTGAACCACCGGTACTTTCTGATTTTTCTTGTTCTTCTGCCATAATTTTGTGTTTTTTGTCTTTATATAATTATCTTAAATTTTATTAAAGTCCGTTATTGTTAACATATTACCTGCGGCGTCATATAAAGCGATTCTATACGCTGAGGACGGTAAAGCGGATGTATACACCCTTAAAATGTTATCACCAACCTTAACTTCACTTGTTGATTTTGATACGATTCTATTAGAAATATCAAATATTTTAACGGTTACGGTTTGATTTACATCACTTTTTATGTTCATAGCAACCTCACTTGTTACAAATGGAGTTTCTAATTTTAACCCCACTGAACTTGAGATTTTAAGGTTGTCACTAATCACCTGTGGCATTGGGGTATCGTTTTTTCTACACCCAACCAATAAGATTAGTCCAAAGAGTACGAGAGATACTTTTTTCATTTTTTGTCTTGTTTAATTTATAATTATTCTTGTTTTACCTATCTGTTGATTATTTTGGTCTTTTAATACGACACTTAGGTTTTTTGTCGGTAAGGTATTAGTAAATATTTTAAGAGAGTTTAATCCTACTTTACCAGTAAATCTTTCCCTTGATACTACTTGGTTTTGAGCCGTATCAATCATTGTTAAAGTGTATACTCCTCCTGTAGTTAAATTAATATTAATAACATCCCCGTTTTTAACCGTGTTTTCGGACACACTAAAAAATTCTTTGTTATTGATTGACACAACGGGCGCCGAAGGTTCTATTTTTTTACACCCTACTAAAGTCAATACTAATATGAATAATATCTTTTTCATTAAAATTGAAAGTTTGTTCCTATCATAAACATTATTGGGTTACTCTTTTTATAACCAACTGACTCACTTAGTTTATCCCAAGTTTTATTAAATCTGATATTAGTATTCAAAATAAATCTTTTAGTTATTTTCCAATCCATAGATGTACCATAATATAAGTCCAAATTGAAATCGTCTAAGTACGCTAAATCGGATGACGTTCCATCTTTGAAATCTTTATAGATATCACTCATAGCAAATACTTGTGGTGAGATATTAACTAACTTTGTTTTGAATGTATACGTATACATCATCATACCTTTATAAGTTATTTGACTTGACGATGGAACCATTGGATAAATTAAATCTACAAAATTACCGTTTGCACCAACCGTATATTTTCCTTCCCACGTACCTTCATATGACCCCCAAAATGATTTTGACGCAATTAAACTATAACCAAATGTTCCAAACTTTTTAGTTCTAAATACATCTATGAATGATAAGGTAATATCTTTTTGGAAATTAAAATCGGTTGAATAGAATGATTGTAATGTAGTAGTTCTTGTATTCGTATTTCTACTAAAACCATATCCTACTCCATAATAATTCCATATCGGATTTATTGATGATGTGAATGAGTGACCCCATTTACCATTATTTGATGTTTTACTATATCCTAAATTTAAGGTAGTAGATACTTGCTTTCCAATTATACCTACTGAAAGGTTTGAAGATGAAAGAACATCTTTTGAAAAATCAATATACGACTCTAATATACCTAAATTATTCCAATCACCACTTTCTCCAAATAATTCTTTTGGTGATAGTTGTAATGTATCAGGTTTTACGATTTGTGCGTTTGCAACAAATCCAATTAAAACTAACGATATAATTAATAATATTTTTTTCACTTATATTATAAATTTAATAGTTTATTTTTCATCTCTTTGTAAAAAGCCGATTCAACATTCCACATCATAAGGCTATCTTTTCGTTTATTTTCACCATTACATAACCATTCTTCACTTGCAATATCATCTATTTGGTATGCCACTTCTATAAATTCTTCTTCTTCCGTATATTGCCAATTATTAGAAGGGTTAGGATGAATCCAACTAAAACACTTAACATTTACGATTTTATATTTTCCACCTTTAATGATAAAATTTTTCATTTCATCATATCCAAAATTAATTTCCATAATTTTTAATTTATTTTTATTTTTAATGTTTTTCCATCTTTATTAACTGCGTCCGTTGAACCTATTGAAATTAAACCCAATATGTTATCCAATTTTGTGTTTGACGAAAATGAAATCTTATATGTTGTTGTCTTATCTAAACTTGTACTACCATCACTCACCAAAGAACCTAAATTAATGTAATTACCCTTGTTGGTTGCATAGTTGGTAGGTGAACCTTTTGTGGTAAATTGTATTCCTTTAAAATTTAAGACCGAATTATCATAGTTTAATTGAAATTGAGTTCCTACCACGTTTTGTTGTAATGGGTCAAATGTGATGTAAGCATAAACACTATCACCAATTACTTCTGTTATTATAGATGCGTTAATATCGGTTGATATGGAGGTACTCATTGATGTTCTAACCGACATTGTCGTAATATTATTTGATGGTGGTGTTGCTGAATGTGATAAGTTTACATCACCTTTCCAACTAACCGCTAAATCATAGTTATAACTTATTACATCATCTAATAAACTGAATGAGTATGTTTTTCCTTTATATGATGTGAATGAACTCCACGTTGACTTACCTATTAAATTATAGATTGAGTCCGGTATTACTTTTATTGTATTGTCTAATGTGTAACTACTAACTAAGTTTTGAGTACCTGTTAGATTTTGTAATAATTTGAAACAATCTGCTTCGTTAAAATATCCATCATCATTTACATCTGCATTTATATACTGAATACCATATGTAAATTCATTTCCACTTTGATTTCCAAATATACCACCATTTGCCAATTCCTTAAATGCCAAATAAACATCCGATACCGTTACAACACTATTATATAAAGTTCTCAATTGAACACTATCATATTCATTCAATTCCATTCTATGTTGTTTGTATGTACCTAATTGTGTAAATCCAAATTCCGCTTTTACCCCATAAAATCCATTTGCACTTCTTAAACTTGATGTATATGATGAACCCGTATAATTAAATTGCGTCGGTGTATAAACATAATATTCAGCCCAACCATTTGGGTCATATGAATTAAATGTTACTGCACCATTCCATAAATCAAATAATTTTAATTTAGTTACATTACTCGGTGTTATATTTGTTCCTATAAATTCTCTTGCATCAACACCAATTCTATATCTACCATTTGATGCATCATAATCATAAATTACACACCATTCAACTTGACCAGGAGATGTAGTTGCTTTATATGACATTGGTGCCGATACAAATTGATAACTTAAATCCCAACCACCCCAATCAGATGTTGTTATACCATTACGGGTTGATGCGGTATAATTATTTTTTCCTTCAACTACTTTAATATAAATTTCTTTTGTTTGTCCAATTGTTAAAACTCCAGCATGTACAGCCATGGCAGGAATATAAGAGTCGTTTGTGTAAATATCAGTTCCCCATCCACCACCACTTGCACCGGTTACGGTCATTTTATATATTTTACCGATATCTGCAGTAGTGAATTGTGTCATATCACTTACTCCATTTAAAGGTATTGCAACTGACGTGAATATTTGTGCAGTATCTATTTGGTTTGAAAGATATACTTTACCCAAACCACTTAATGATTTATATCCATCTGCTGCAGTCCAATTAGATGTGTTATCGTTTCTTTTGAATATTTGAGCGGTGAATTTAGTTTTATCAATTGAACTATTAAACTTAAATCCAAATAGTGCTTTTATAGTTTGTCCGTTTGAGTGAGCAACACTATTAGTATAAAATTCAGTAAATGTTGCATCATCAGGATTACTCCAAGTCCCATATTCAATTACATAAGCACAACTAAAGTTATTTGGTAAATCATTCCATTGAGTGCCACCACCCCATTTAGTTACTGCGTAATCTTCGTTACCACTATTGTTTGGTTCACCACCTGCCCAGTTATTATATTGACCTGGAATGTTTCCGTTTGTTTGTCCATTGTTAATTTTAATCAGAGTTCCTTTTTCAGGTCCAGCATCTATTGTCCATCTAGCTTCACTTACTTCATCGGTTAATGCAAACCAAATATTTGATTGAGGTACATTATTATAAATAAATGCATCTTCATCTGCAGAAGTAATTGTTACCAAATATCCTGTCTGTCCTTTGAATGTTGTTTGCAATGCTGCGGCTCTTGCTACTGTGTAATATGCTCCAGTTGATACGGGTTTGTAAAAGTGTCCGTTTACACCATTAAAATAATATCCCGTTGGGTTTACAGTTGCAGCCACTGAAATATTAATATCTCCCGTTATTGTTCCTGTGTTTATCTTTAATGTTGCTAATGCTGTATTGATACTAGCCATTGTTCCAGTTACCACCAAACGAGTTTTATTACCACTTAAAGTAAATCCACTTGCAGCAGTTAAACCTGTTGTTGTTCCTAAAGAAAATGTTGTACCGGATGGAGGATTAACTAAACTGATTGAAGTTAGTAAAGTTGCTGTTGTACTAAATCCAGTTAATTCAAATCCACTAGCGTCTTGTCCTGTGGTATTCACAGTAAATGATTTAGGGTCTGGTGCCGTTACTGACTGACCAAACCCTAAAAATGATATAAATAAAAATAATACTATTAATAGTTTCTTCATAAATTATTCAACAATCAAATTAATCTTGTTTCCGTTTCCATCAACCGCGTCAGCTAAAACTGTATAGAATAAACCTGCGGTATTTGTTATGGTTTCTTTTGGTATAAAAGTTAATTTATATGGTGTTCCTATTTTAATTCTTGCTGTTTTTGTTTGATCCATAGAACCAAATGTTAATCTACCATCTCCGTTTGTTGAGAAGTTAGTTACACTTGGACCCGCATCAAATGAGATATTATCAAATGTTAATTTTGTATTGTCGTATTGTAAGATTACTTCTAATCCCGCCAATCCATCTTTTGTTAATGTTCCTGTTAATACTACTTTACCATTAACTATTGTAGAATTTAATCCTAATGTTGCCTTTTCTGATGTTGGTGTATATGCCATTGATTGAACTGCAAATGATTTAATTGTTGTACCATCTTTTATTGAATTAAAGTATGTACCAGCTGCAATTCTACTTGCAATCTCAGTTGGGTCAGATGAATGAGACCAATCCAAATCTCCACCCCAAGCATAAACCATATCTACCGCTTGATTTGAAGATGTTACTTTTGTTTTATAAGTAGGAACACCATCTAACCAACTTTGATTTAATAATCCACTAAACCATTTGTATAATCCACTATTTGTACTTAATGGAACCCATGCCTTTTCTTTTACATCAATACCCATCACATATGCAAACATATAATATGAATCACTCTCACTAAATGTAGTTTTATCTTTTGTAATTTGAGCTATATTCTTTTGTAATGTTGGTCTTGTAAAATATGTTGGAGTACCTGTTAAATCTACTTGTGAAATACCTAAAAATGCTTTATATGCGTCCGATACTGTGATGATGTTATTCATAAACGACTTCCCTGTTGCTCCATACATCCATAATGCTAAACTATCACCTACTTTAACTCCCGATGTGAATGTTGCCTCACCACTTGCGTCCAATACTTTAGTCGCAATTGGTGTTACCGTAAAATCAATAGTACCATCCGTTTTTATTGGAAATAACGCAACACTATGTGCTGTAATATCGTATCCTGTTGGGAATAATACCCTTACTTTGAATTGAGATGTGTTACCCGTTACATTTGATAAAGACATTGTGCCTGGATCAGTTGTAATTGGTGTGATATATGCACTCGCAGCGTCAATTGAATATGATAAGTCCAATTTATGAATGTTTGTGTATTCACCTAAATCTTTAATTACATATTTTTGAGTTGCTATATCTCCGTTGATTGATGCATCCGTTCTTTGAACAGTTAATTGACCTGCGTTCCAATCTGAATTAGTTGCGTATCCCCAAGGTGTCGCACCATATTGAGCATATAAACTTGTTGCGGTAATACTATTTGCAGTACTTGCGGTAAACTTATAAGATGACCAACTTGTATAGAATGTTTGAACTGATGTTCCTTGTGAGAACGTTGTTGAGACATATGCAAGTGCTTTGTTATTATAGTTATATCTTAACCAAAAATAACGAGGAGTTGTTGTGCCTCTAGCAACCGTATACTTTACCGAAACCGTATCACCAACCTTTAACCCTGTTGTTGGTGTTACAGATTGGTTAACCGTTAATTGCGCATTTGTTGCTATGGATATTACTAGTATTCCAAGTAGCGTTAATAATTTTTTCATAGTTACTTTTCAAATAATTTGGTTATTAGTTTATCTGCCGACTTTTTCAAAGCATTACTTAAAGATGTTTGATTGAATTGACCACCTTCATCCACGATTAATGTTGACATGGATATTTCTGAAGATGATTCTTCTACCATTATTTCTTTTTCTTTCTTACCATCCTTATATAAAATTCCTTTCATACGAATGACAACTTCTTCTTCATTTTTGTGAAAAACCGAAATGTTCTTTTTTGTTGTAAGAACGTCTAAATAAACGATTTGAACTTTTAATTTGTACGGAGCCGACGGTGTCAAATCATACCCCTTCTCTTGTAAGAATTCTTCCAATGTGTTTTTAACACCGAAAGCTAAATTTCTATTACCTGCCAATTTACCCATCTTAACTTCATTGGTAACACTTTCAACCCAAATATGGTCTTCAGCATTGTATAATATATTTTCAGGTGAGTTCTTGAACGTACCGTCAATCCTCCACATAATCCAATTTGACACATCTCTTGTTATTTCTCTTTGACCTGAAAATTCCAAAACCGCCATTGATATCGCAAACAAAAGTGCGAATATAATCCATAATAAAAACAAGGATAAAAATACCTGTGCTAATTTTTCTTTAATGTTAACCGATAATGTTCTTAATTTTTCCATAATGTTCCGAGTTTTTAATTCCCTCAGAACCACATATTATAATAATATGTCATATCTTGAGAGAGATACGTTTATTTTTTGTCTGTTTATAAATACTTTACTTTAATGGACTGACAATAGTCATTTATTATTTTTTAAAATAATTTCGTATATTCATATATATTTATTATCTTTGTAAAACAATAAGCCTTCTTAGCTCAGCAGGTAGAGCGCGAAATTTGTAATTTCGATGTCATTGGTTCGATTCCGATAGAAGGCTCAACAGGTGACGACGGTGGTGTAACCCCACTGTCTATGAATCCCAAAAGATCCGTCTGACTCGCGAGGTAGGGCGGTGAGGGTAGAGTTACTATAAGTCGGGAGTAATTAACCCAATACGAAAATGTAACCGCAGATTATGTCTGTTATGATGTACATAGATGGTACAAAAAACCTGTAACTTTTTGAAACTAACTCAACGAGGACTTTGTCAACCAGAGCAGTGACTCGGATGGTGCAACTTAAGGTGAGTTAGAATCAAATTTTTTTTGGCTATTAAAATGACACGTTGCCATAGAGGCCGAATGGTCCAGACTGTTAATCTGGTGAGTAAAATCCACCGTAGGTTCGACTCCTACCGTGTCAGCAAACAATAGGACTTGTAGCTCAGCTGGTAGAGCAAGACACTCATAATGTCGAGGTCGGGGGATCATACCCCTCCGGGTCCACACGGTTCGGTTGGTCACCGAATAGTATGTCCAATATGAAGAGAAATGGTTTGACGACCATATGGAACTGATGATAGGACAAGGTTCTATTTAGATTGACCGTCTACTATAAGGGGTAAATATAGTAACCCAATGGTCTATTCCTAACCTGAAAGGGGACAGCTAAGACACCTGTGAGTTGGATAAATAAAGGTGTCAACGGAAGAGTACTTCAGGCGGCCCTGAATCCAGTCTTGAAAACTGTGAGTACTGCAAGGTATGGCGATCGACACGTCACTCTTCCGCACGGGTCTTAGCCCAAGGAGAAATCTAGAATACTAAGTGGCACCTCGGAAAGACGAGGATTTTTTTTGATCCTATCGACTAAGGGTTAGGTCACCACCCTTTCACGGTGGTAATACGGGTTCGAATCCCGTTGGGAGTACAAATTTATGAGTAAAACTTTATGGACATTCGGAGATTCATTTACACAAGGATTTTGTTGTGTACCGGTTGTGGGATACCCAATGCCCAAATATTATGAATATAAAAAATTAGGGGAAGATATTTGGTCTAATTTATTAAGTAAATATTTAGGTAACAAATTGATGAATAAAGGTTTAGCTGGAATTTCCAACGATTCTATAATCGATATAATCATAGATAATTGGGATTACATTAAACCAAATGATATTGTAATAATAGGAATAACCGCTAATGTTAGAATTGATGTTCCGATTAGAGAAAATAAAAAATTAAACATTGATAAACCATGTCTGTATTCTATGAGTAATCTTTTAAATTCGGAATTAATGAATGATATGACGGAAATAGAAAAAGAAACAATATTCAATTTTCAATACTATTTTTCGAATTCAGTGTTATATCAAGAAAGAAACTTAAAAAGATTTAATTATATAAAAAAATTATTAGAATTAAATGGAATTTTAGTGTTTATATGGGAATTGGAAAAAGAAATAAATAAATATGAAACAATATCAACCGCAACAAATGATGTTATAAAAGACAATCATTGGTCATTTAAAGGAAATTATGATTTTTGTCAAAATATTATTATGAATTTAAAATTAGAATATAGTACCAAATTAATATAATAAAAAATAAGTAGATGACGAAGGATTCAGTAGAAACTGATGAGGCCGTCACACAATATCGGGGTCGGTTATACTTTGGTTTAACCTATACGTGATGTAACCCGAGGCCAAACCCCTGCTTTGGGTGCTGTCATCTATTTTACACCATCTCCTTTATTTTTTACGTTTTATTGTATATATTTCAGTATGGCGTATAGAAAAATTTTATTCATTATTAATAATGAAGAACAAAGAGAATTAGTCACATTTATTGATGATATGTTAGTTAGGTCTGATATTAATTCGAGCGTTTGGTTAATGACAAATATTGAAGATTCATTATCCGTCATTAAGGAATATAACCCAAGTCATGTTTTTATTGAGGGTTCTTTTATTAATCCTACCGATTATAATCATCTACCTCATACGTTTCCAAAAGTAAAATTTATCATTAGATTATTGAATGATTTGACTTTTACAGATAAAGATAATATTAACTATGATTGGTTACCTGGTTATTATAGTTTTAATAACACAGTAATTGGTGTTAGTTCAACAAAAACATTTGATAATCTTAAAACATTTTTGAAAATAAAAAATCATTGGGTTGGTGAACAAGGTAGTGACAAAGTTCAGTATTTACCAAATTATTACCCTATTGATTTAAAATCAAAAATTTTCAATAGACATAAAGATACTATTGACATTTCTTTTTTCGGGCACAATATACCATTAAAAAAATATATTTCAAATGCATTAGTCACTATCAATTTTGTTGATCACATGGACCATAAACAATTAAGATTTTATATCAATTCAAATGATCTTAATGAAACAGATTTGGAAACGTTAAAAAATGTTTTTAACGGTTTATATACAAATCCTGAATTGGTTGAATGTAAATGGAAAACAAAAGAGGAATTTATTGAGATTTCATCTCAAATTGATATTGCATTAGGAAGTTCATTTTCAAACAATGATAACCTATATGAAATGATTATGGTTAGTCAAGGTACACAATTAATTACATCGAATGACATACCTTGGGTAGAAAATTCACATTGTATCGACACCGAAATTATGAACAATATTTTTGTAAAATATGTTAGATTATATGAGGAACCATATTCAAATATATTTTCTTGTCAAGGTGGATTAAAAAAACAAATGGACATTAATAGAGATGTGTGGTTGGAATTTCTCTATAAAAATAAAATTGCAATTTTTATTAATGGTCAATTTAGAGAGTTTGATACTGCGGTAAAATCATGGGGATTTTTAGAGGAATTTGATTATGATATATATGTGTCCACTTGGAGTAAATCTAAACAAGTAAATAAGAGATTAGATATTGATATTGAAGAAGAGATTACTAGTGATATGATTACTAAACATTTTCCAAATGCAAAAATATCAATTTTAAATCAAGATGATTATGAATTTCCTGGTGACGTCACATATCATAATGGTAAACAAATATTTCATTGGAAAAATTGTTTACAGATGTCAAAAGAATCTGGTGTCAAATATGATCAAATAATGTTAATTAGACCTGACGATTATTTATTCTATAATGAACCATATGAACATTTTTACCATTGTAAAGACGGAAGAATTATTTATGGTCAATCAAAAATACATATATCACCAAAAATGGAATATTTTCTTCCTGATTATTTTTTCTTCGGTAATTCGGTTCCAATGTCTAAAATGATTGAAACTTTATCAATTGATATGCCAGGTAATATTCACACCGAATTGGCATTACACATCCTATCGTTGGGTTTTGATGTATTTCAAATAAGTGGATTTGACCTATGTTTAGTTAGACCGACCACACGAGGTATTGATGAGTCGACAATAACCAGAGAACTACTCCAAGAAAAATGGGAAAAGTGGGGAAACAACACATTAATTTAATTCAAATGAAAAAAATTTATACGGGAGGTACGTTTGATTTATTTCATAAAGGACATGTTAATTTCTTAAGACAATGTAGGGAAATTGGTGATTATCTAATCATATCACTTAACACCGACGATTTTATATATCGATATAAAGGTTCGTATCCCGTTATTTCATATGAAGACCGTAAAGAAGTTTTATTGTCTTGTAAGTATGTTGATGAAGTTGTCCCTAACACTGATGGTGAAGATTCGAAACCGACAATATTAAATGTAAAACCAAATTTTATAATAATTGGTAGTGATTGGGCAAAAAAAGATTATTATAAACAAATGAATTTTACACAAAAATGGTTAGACGATAATAACATAATTTTGGTCTACTTACCGTACACCGATAGTATTTCAACTACATTAATAAAAACTAAATTAAAATGAAGATAGCAGTTTTTGTTTATGGTATGTATAGGGAATTTGATGTTGCGGTTAAATCGTGGGACTTTCTTTTTAAAATGGATTGTGATTTTTATTTCTCAACTTGGTCAAAATCAACAATATTACATTATCCAACTAACACTTTTATTGAAAAACCCGTTTCAATAGAAATGATAACAAATCATATACCAAATGCAAAGGTTGAGTTATTAGACGAAGAAAAATATATGATTGACAATGAAAACGTCAAAGATGATTATAACAATAAGTTAGTTAATTCAGAAAAGATGATACGCCATTGGAAAAATTGTTTAAAAATGTGTAAAAATTCTGAAATTAAATATGATCAAATAATGTTAATAAGACCTGATGATTATTTTTTATTAAAGTTTCCATATGAAAATTTAATAAAATTTAATAGGGATAATGTTTTATATGGTAAAGGTAATGGAATTCAAATTGGCCACGATTTAACACACACAATTAATGATGTTTTTTTTATTGGTAATGAATCTACAATTAGTCGTTTTATTGAGGTGTTACCCAACAAATTGGATAAGTTTAATGGTAATAATATCCATAGTGAATTATCGGAATCTATTTTATTAAATAAATTTTTTTATGTCGGTATCATTGGATTCGATTCATATATAATAAGACCAAATATTGTTGAACTAAATGGTATTGACTTAAATGAAGAAAATTTACACCTTAAATTATATGAATGGGCACAAAAAAAGGAATCTATAACATTTTTAAATAATATAAAATAATGAAAACCGCAATATTCGTTTATGGACAATATAGAGATTTTGACGTAGTGGTGAAATCTTGGAATTTTTTAAATAACCTCGATTGTGATGTTTATTTCTCAACGTGGGACAAATCGTATCAAGAAAATCCAGCACTTAACTATTACATTGAAAAAGATGTAACTGAAGATATGATATTAAAATATGTCCCCAATGCTAAAATATCAATTTTAAACGAAAAAAACCATTACGGTAATAAATTACTACAAACATATAATCCTGAAAAAATGATTTTTCATTTTAAAAAGTGTTTGGAGATGTCCAAAGAAAATAACATTAAATATGATTTTATAATGTTAACTAGAACGGATAACTTTATAAAATGTAATTTTCCAAGTGAGAATTTTTATTTAATGAATAAAAAAGATAGAATTTACGGTACCAATTCTGTGGAATTATGTGGACCTAAAAAATTCTTTGTTATGGACATCTTTTTTTGGGGGGATTATGATGTTATGTCAAATTTTATAAACACACTAAAAGATAATACTAAAGATATTCACAATGGTTTAGCTGAACATATTTTTGAATCTAATTTATTTGTTGAAAGTACAAGTGATAAAATATTTATCGCATCTGTTAGAGGTAATATTAAAGAATTAAATGAAGAAGAACAATTAATACAAGAATTAGTTTTTTTGAAAACTATTGATTGGAACGATTCGTTATTTAAATATATACGTAAATTAGAAAACAATGAAAACAATACATAAACCTTGGGGTAAAGAAGAATGGATAGAATTGAACGATTCTTATTGTTATAAAAGAATTTATATAAATGCAGGATACAAAACATCCTACCAATATCATATATATAAAAAAGAGACAAATTATATTATTTTGGGTCAAGCGGAAGTTTGGTTAGAAAATGATGAAGGGATTATCGAGAAAAAAATAATGGGTCCAAATGATTATTTTAATGTTAGTCCACCTAAAAAACATAGAGTGATTGCATTAACTGATTTAATTATGCAGGAGGTTTCAACACCCGAAGTTAATGATGTTATTCGAATTGATGACGAATTTAGTAGAGGTGACGGTAAAATTGAAGGTGAACATAAAAATCCGGCGGTTTTAATTTTATGTGCTGGATTAGGTACAAGATTAAAAAACCTAACAAAAAATATTAATAAAGCATTATTACCAATTAATAATAAAGCAATCATTTCACATATAATTGATAAATTTCCAAACACATATGATTTTGTCATTGCTTTAGGTTATAAAGGAGATTCCATAAAGAAATATTGTGAAATAACTCATCCTAAACACAAATTTACATTTGTGGAAATAGATAAATATGATTCGGAAACAACAGGTCCTGGTTATAGTGCATTAATGTGTTCTAAACATTTACAAAAACCATTCTATTTTATAATGGGAGATTGTTTAATAGATTCACCTTTACCACACATAGATGGTAATTGGTTAGGTGTTTCGCCAACATCTTTTCCTGAAAAATATTCAACTATCAATGTCAATAATGATGATGATATCATTTCATTTATGGATAAGAATATAGATGGATACGATTTGGCGTTCATTGGGTTAGGTTCAATTTTTAATTATGAAACATTTTGGAGTGAACTACAAAGTAACATAAAAAATAATGAATTAGTTTCTGCGTTTGAAAATCCAAAAAACTATCCAACATTTAAAATAAAAAAATTAAAGTGGTTGGACACCGGAAACTTAGATGATTTGGAAAAAGCTAAAGAATATTTTAATGACAACCCATTATCTTTGAAAAAAGATGTGAGTGAGATAACATACAAAGATAATAATATTTTTTTAAAGTTCACTCCCGATACCGAAATACTCAAAAGGAGAATCATTAGGGCAAAACATTTAGGTCATAACATACCTAATAATTTTGGTTTTACCGATGATTTCATTTATTATGATTGGATTGAAGGAGATACTCTATATGAGTTAGATGATTTATTCCTATTTAAAAATTTCTTAAGGGTTTTTGAGGAGAAAATTAAAATTACAACTAAAGGTAATGTTGATGATATACGTAAATTCTATATAGATAAAACAAATAAAAGAATTAATTTATTTTTACCAAAGTATCATTCAGATTATTATAACTTAGAGCATGAAATTAACGGTATTAAATTACCATCTATGAAATCAGTACTTGAAACTATCGATTTCCAACAACTTGATAACAATCCTTTTTATAATCTATTTCATGGTGATTTACATTTTGATAATATAGTCTATAATAAAAATGAAGACAAATATTATTACATTGATTGGAGAGATAGTTTTGGTGATTCGGTGGATTTTGGTGATTTATATTATGATTTATCTAAATTTTATGGTGGTTTACTCATACCGTATAATCTAATGAAAAATGAGAATTTAATAACATATAATGAAGGTTCATATTCAATTAATTATTCCTACCCAATATCGGAAAATTTAATTAAGTTTAAAACAATATACGAAAAATGGGTTATTGATAATGGATTTGATTTGAAAAAGATTAAATTCATTTCAGGATTAATTTTTCTTAATATGTCACCATTACATGACGGTAAATTTGGTAAAATGTTATGGTTTAAATCGATAGAAATGTTATCCAATTATGATAAATAAAGACACTAAAATATACGGTTCATTTTCTAATAATCCAGGTAATAATGGGTGCGAATTTTTTAATAAAGGATTTAAAAAACATAAAATTGATGCAATTTATAAATCTTTCTATTCAATAGATATAAAAAAAACAATTGGGTCAGTTAAACATCTTGGTTTTTCGGGGTTTGCATTAAGTATGCCATTAAAAATGGAAGTTGTACCATATCTCGATGTTCTTTCAGAATCGGTTAAATCTATTGGTGCTGCAAATACTGTATTATTAAAAGATGATTTATTATGGGGTTATAATACCGATTACATCGGTGTTTATGAATATTTTAAAAATAAGGATTTAAAATTTGTAAGTATAATTGGTGATGGTGGATTTAGTAAATCAATACAATTTACTTTTGATATGTTAAAAATTGGTTATGTTATATATAGAAGAAATGACGTAGATAGTATTGATGAGGTTGAAAATCAATATTTTATAAACGCAACACCAATAGAAATCACATCTAAAAAAAATATAATAATTGACGGAAGACCATTTACTGAAACAGGAAAAGAAATATTCAAATATCAAGCATTAGAGCAATTTAAATTATACACTGGAAAAGATTATGAGTAGAGTTAGATATTTTATATGTCCAATGTCTAAAAACATTGTTGATAGTGTCATTGAAATGGATTCACCTTTATTAGGTTTATTACCAAGCTTAAGACAAATTGATTACAACGGTGGGTATGTTAATGAATGGAATACTGAAACGTTTTATCAATATGTAAGGAAGAAATCAGGTATTATTATTGAGAGAGATCATAGTGGAATTGGTCAAAGTGATAACAATTTGTATGAATCATTTAATGCCGATTCCAAATATACCAACATCATTCACATTGACCCATGGAAACACTACCCATTTTTTGAAGATGGGTTTAAGGAAACAGTTAATAGCATCAACTATATTCATAATTTAAATCCAAATATGAAATATGAAATTGGTACGGAAGAGGCGTTAAGACCTTTTAATGTAAAAGAGTTAGTTGAACTTATAAATGAATTAAAGATTGAATTAACTCCAGTGCAATTTAAAAACATAGAATATATTTGTATTCAATCGGGAGTCGGTTTAGATTTAGTTAATAGAAAAAACACGGGAACATTTAATCTTGAAAAATTAAGATTAATGAACGAAGTTTGTAAAAAATTTGGTAAGAGGTCTAAAGAACATAATGGTGATTACCTTAGTAAAGAAGAAATTGAAATCAGATTCGATAATGGGTTGGATTCATTAAACATTGGGCCCGAATTTGCACAGATAGAAACACAGATTTTTTTAGATTTAATGACCGATTCAGAAATTGACGATTTCTATAATGTTTGTTTAGAGTCAGGTAAATGGAAAAAATGGGTAAACAATGATTTTGATATTACAAATAAAGAAAATTTAATATCGATTTGTGGTCATTATAACTATGGCAAATTAAAAATCAATTCCATATATTTGGATATTGAACATATTGATAATTACATAAAAAGTGAATTAAAGAAAAAATTAAAACAACTACTAAGTTATGTCTAAAATATATGCATTTGATTTAGATGATACTTTATGTTATAGAGATAAAAATGTCGAACATTTAGGTCCCGACAAGTATAACCATTGTCATCCAATTAATGAGATGATAGATAAAGTAAATAAACTTTATGATGATGGGAATACTATTTATATATATACCGCTAGAGGTATGGGGCAATTTAATGGGGATTTAGTTAAAGTTTATAACTCATTATATGTCATCACTTTAGATAGCTTAAAAAAATGGGGTATTAAACATCATGGTCTTGTTATGGGTAAGTTACATTATGATTATTTAATAGACGATAAGGCTTTATCGATAACGGATTTTACAAATAATTTGTATTTGTGATATTTTTATTGTATTTTTGTAAAAATCAGAAATTATGTTAGTTGGATATTATGTTATTTGTGTGATTTATTGTTTCTACCAATTGTTTAAAAATTTAAATCATAGGTATAGTAATGACCCTACAGGTGGTTCACCAGAACTAGATTCTATAATGGTTTTAGTAATGGCTTGGGTGTTGGCCCCCATTGACGTTTCATTAACTTGGATTCGTTGGTATAAAGAAGCTGAGGAAGTAAGAATTAGACAAAATAAAAGAGTTTTATAAGATATGGGTCTACGATGGAAGACCGCAAGGAGAATAGATGTTTTTCATCCATCGAATGTCAATAGTGCTGACTGATACGGAGAGACAAGACAGAAGTGAAGGAACTGTCCCTATTGATTATTTTGTTTTACAAATTTAAATGTGTATATTATATTAATTAAAACATGGAGGAAACTATGAAGTGCTTAAAAAATACAAAAACAGGAAACATCATCAGAGTATCTGATACACAAGCTAACCAAATGGCAGGAAACCAATGGAAGTATGTACCTAAAACAGAGTGGAAAGGTTCACCAAAAGAAGAAACTGTAAGTGAATCAACAGAAGTTGTTACTTCTAACAAATCAAAAGAAAAAAAATCTAAAAAAGTTTCAAAATAATTTGGAATATTAGAAAACATTTCTTATCTTTGTAAAAGAAGGGTAAATAACCCAAAAGATAAAGTTCTTTGAATAAAAATATTGGCCGTCTATAGTCAATAAAATAAACCATGAAAGTGGGATAAAGTGACAAACCCTTGGTTGGGGCAAGTTGCGGATTCAGTAATGGATCTCGAGTAGACAAGTGGAATATCGTTTGACCTGAAGTAGTGAGGGTAACTCCGTAGCGAAATGGTTAGATGACCAAGCAATCCGAGTTGTTTGGTTGAGGTGGGAACACCAATAAGAATAATCCATAGAATAAATGTGAGAAGTATAGTTATCCAATTATACAATTGCGTAATTCAATACAATGGTGGTCTTAAAACCGTAGCGTCGTAAGATGGAAGGTATGACAAAAAACAGGTGGTGCTGTTAGTGTCCTTGACTAAATCCTACCAAGGGTTTAATCTCGAAGGAAACCAAAAATATGGAGGTGGGGACACTTCAGAAAGTAGTTTAGTATCGAGTTGTTCAAAAGATAACTTGGCTAGGTGACGAACCACTACTTTCCCAATTCGGAAAACTAAATTTTTATTTTGGTATAAAAATCATACATAAAAAGAAAAAGTGTTCGTCAGTCATTGGAGACAGGTGACTACTTAGTCGTGAGAGGTTCACGGCCATAAAGGGACTCAATCCCAATATGATTTTTAAGAAAGTTCTCTAAACCCGCAAGGTTGAAACAGGTCGGCAGATTTGTTGAGTAATAAGTAATAAAAGAGTATCTGATGACTTTAGGATTGGTTAATCTAATTGACCGTCATTGATCGGTACGAATCAAAAGTTCGTGGAAAAGGAAAGAAACAAATAATGTTCCTAAGTCGGTTGTTAAAACTTGTATTCTCAGAGTTTTATTTTCTTTGTTTAGAAAAACAAA